GAGATTGGTGGTCGCACCCGGGTTTGATGGTCCCGTCTTCTCCGTAAGGCGGTCCCGACGAGATTCGCCGAGCGGTATGGGCCGTAGGCCTCGTGAGTGTCGTTTGATTTCCTCGAGCCCTCGAAAAATGAAAAGCTAAAAATTCTTCTTGCGCTGTTTAAAGATTTGTTTCTCAAGTATTATAAGATGGACTATTCCAAGAAAACCCGAGTGGAGCTGATTGAAATCTGCAAAGAAAGGGGTGTCAAGGGGTACAGTGCAAAGAAGAAGGATGATATCATAAAACTTTTAACCCCCGAACAAAGTGTGACTACAACAGTCGTTGAATATGCACCTGGTAAACTAACCATGATCGACCTCTTTGCAGGAACTGGAGCATTCACGTTGGCATTTCAAGAGACTAATAGCGTAAATGTCGTCTTTGGAAATGACATGGTTGGTCACTCTAAACAAATATATGATGAAAACTTTTCTCACAAACTGACTCTAAAAGATTTGAATGAGTTCAAGGTTGAAGATGTTCCCAAGCATGACATACTAACTGGTGGGTTTCCGTGCCAACCATTTAGTATTGCTGGTCTTCAAGAAGGATTCAATGATCAGAGATCAAACGTATTCTGGAAAATTCTAGATATTATTGATCATCATCAACCAAAATGTGTCATATTGGAAAATGTAAAAAATCTTGTATCACACGATGATAAAAAAACTTTTGAAACAATTAAAAGTAACCTTGAAAAGAGGGGATACTACATCTGTCACAAAGTTCTAAACACAGCCGAGATCACTGGCATCCCACAAAACAGGGAACGAATCTATATAGTCTGTGTGAAGTCAAAAAGCGTATTCGAAAAGTTTAGTTTAGACTTTCCAAAAATTGAAAAGAGACAAATTTCAGATTTTCTTGAAACAAGTGTACCTCAAAAATACTATTATAGTTCAGACAAAAAATCAAGTGCATGGGAACTTTTAAAACAAGGGGTTACAAAAAAAGATACAATCTATCAGTATCGAAGGGTCTACTTGAGAGAGAACAAGAGTAGCGAGTGTCCAACACTAACCGCAAACATGGGTGGAGGGGGTGACAATGTTCCAATTATACTCGACAATTTTGGTATTAGAAAACTAACTCCGAGAGAGTGTTTCAATTTTCAGGGGTTTCCATCGTATTACAAATTACCACCACTGGCCGACTCTAATCTCTACAAACTAGCCGGAAATGCCGTTTCTGTTCCAATTGTTAAACTGATCGCCGATAGAATTATTCCACTGCTCACACAGACTGAGTAAATATATCTTCAAAGGTTCCTTCATAAACCTTGGTACAGTGAGACGCCACCTGCGGTTCCAGAATCTTCCAGTTCATACGAGGGCGACGACCCTGCTTACACTGATCTTCAAAAGTTTGTTTCTTGCTAACCTTTATCTTCTGCCATTCGGTCGATGTTCTCTTCAAAGGAATCCTGTACAAAACAAATGAATCAGACAACCATTTTTGCGCATCAAGAAAGTAAATCACATCCCACTCCGAAGAAGGTGTGAATGATAAAGGACCAGTACTTGTGAAACACTTGCACTCCTGCTTTCCCTCATTTTTTGACTCAAGGTCACCCCTTTTGCAATCCCAGCTTGATGTCTTGTCATTCAACTTGTTTTGAATAATGTATTTTACAATATTCTCGCTGATGTCCTCTGGAATACTAGGTAACCTAATCTCGACCCCAAATTTTTTCATGGCGTTTATTCTCCCAGTCACATACGACTTGTGCAGGGCATACTGCTCCTTGAGTATATCAGCGGTGTACTTTTCGGTAGACATCTGATATATTCAATTGTTTTGAATCTTTGGTAAACACCCAAGCCTAGGCTATTTTTGTACACATTTTTGGGGCTCGGTGGTTTTTTTAAAAAGTTAGTCTTATGAGGGACCTAGAGCTGATGCAGACCTTGAAGTGGCCTTGATCACCTTGAAAGCCTCGACAATCAATTCGAGTTCAGTTTGATTCTTGGGCTTGGGCCACGAACCTTTGTGGTTGCGCCACTCGACAACTTGGGTAACGATGCGAAGAGCTTGCTTGGTATTCATTTGTGTTGTATTGCGCTTTGTTTGTTGGATGGTTCTATAAACCTAGGCTGGTTTTAAACGTTTATTTACCCTTACCAATTACAGGATTGTTACGAAATCGAGATCCACCCGTAACCCTAGAAAGAGCGCGTATAGCGGCATTAATTTCGTTGAATATTGTGTTCCATTATAGTATTAGGAAGTTTTGGTTTTCTCAAAGATTGTCTATATCCTTTTTTAGGAGGGGGTTTTTCTACCTTACCACCCTTTGTTTTTTTTACCACATTAGCATAGCTCATGTGAGTTGCCTTTGGTGGTGGTTTTGGTTTTAAATATGTTTGAAATTCACCAGTCTCTCTAGGATAATTGATAGTTTGGTTAATGCTTGTAACACCATTGTTGTTGTTGTTCATAGGTTGACCTGGACCTTCAGAAACTATAGGTACGTTAACTCTCTGACTATTAGGAACATGTCTAAAGTTATTACCCATTATCATAGAATTACCAGCTGTTGTACCACTAACGTTTCTACGATTAATAAACCTCTGATCTCGACCTCGTCCTATAAAAAGAGGAATGCGTCCAGTTGGACTGTTTAATTTGAAAAGATATTGTAAAAAAATATTTTTTTGTCTTTTTATTGCATTTTGTCTTGTTGTATTATTTCTAATATTATGACCATTTTTATTTGTTAATTTAACACTACGAAAAAATGTATCATATGGGACAATTACATGACTTGTATCAACTTCGAACACAAATCTCGGAAATCCTAAATTAAACTTAATAAGGTTCCTAGAATACATGTAAGTTAAAAGCATCATAATAGTACCAGCTGCTCTATCACCACTAGCATATATTGAATTTGCACATATCGAATACATTTGCATACCTAGATCAGTTGATGTTTTAAAAATAGCTTCTGATACAGAAATATTCATAAGACTTGACGCCGAAGAAGCAGATCCAACCATATTACCATTTCCTTGGCCAAATGTATTAAATCTCAATTTAATATCAGCATTATTATCATATTCATATTGATATTCAAAAAATGGAACACCTTTATGTTGAAAAGAAATTTTGAAAACATCGTTATCATTTATTATAAATTTTTTAAGATGTGTATCAAATATACGTTTACGTTCACCTCTTACATTATTATTAGTCATTTTATTATTTGCGGTACCATTTGGATTTATACCAACATCTATATATTCTCTAACATACTTGATAAAATCTAGTAATGGATTACTAGTTTGTTCAGAACCTTTATCAGCTAAAAATGGCAAAGCTATATCAAAAGTATGCGTTTTATTTTCTCCGCTAAGTGATTTATACATTGCCGGAGCGGAACTTCTACTTGATTGATCAAAACTTATGCGAGCATCGGAAGATCCAGCTGCTTCCCATACATCACTAGGTGATACAATAATAAATGGAAGTTCATATCTACGAACTTTACTATTGTTATTATTATTTATAGTATCAGTTCCTATCATATATTGTTTAAAAATACCTTTAACAAATATATATTCATTTATTTTCGTACCACGTGGACCAAATGACTGTGTAAGAATATCTGCATAGATTCCGCGATCTATCAAATCTAAAATAGCATCTTTAAAAGCTGGGTTTAACCATGTTATTTTACATACCCATTTTCTAAATATAACCATTCTATTGTCCATAGAAGTAACTAGACCCCTACAGTTTCTTCCGCTCTTATTAGGGGAAATGTTCATTTTTTTATTAATGTTAGAAATTGACCCGATGTCGTGATTGTAATCTGCAAATAATGACATTAAAAATATATAAACATCATCTAATTCATTTCTTTTAAAATTTATTATTAAACCATTTTGAGTTGCTTGCTTAACTGCTATTGAATTTATTTTACTATATATATTTTTATCACTCGCATTTGCATGTTTTTTAATTCTTCCTATTAAATTAGATACATTTCTCAGAACTGTAGCCTTTTGTACATTATTTAGTTGTGTGTAATGTTCTGTTTTAAAAATTTTTTTAGTAACATATCTCGAGAACGATGTAACTGGCGAATTAACTTTTCGTTTACTCATTACATTCCCCAAACATTTTATTAAAGGTTTAAACCGTCTTTTAATAAAATGTTCCGTCTTCTCGTCCTCGCTCTTGGTCTTTTTAGCACAGTCTCCGCTCAGTCGTGTCCGGCGATCCTTACTCAGAACAACTGCGTAACATTCACAGTGGGTTCTGGGACTGGATGTGCCTGGATGTGTGAGTACTGTGCAAATACGTTGGGTACAAACAACTACTACTTTACAACCCCCGTATGCACCTATGAGACTGGTGGGTGTGTTGGGAGTCCCGTAGCAGGCAATCAGTACACCTGTTGTACAAACTATAATTATTTTCTCAGTGTACAATAAATGTTGAAGGTTAACAAGAAAAAGATGACATCAATGATTAACAAAAAACTCGACCGGATTATGCCGACCAATAGTGAAATGAACAATGTCGTAAATAGGGTGCTCAATTCAAATTATGGTAAGAGGGTTGTCTTGAAAAATTCAACATTGTCAAAGACCAAGATAAAGAGCAACATCAAGAAAATGTTACCAAGCAGTAATGTTCTGAAAAATATCGTCAAGCAACAGGCCCGCTTTAAGATGATGATGATGCGTTAGAGAGGGAGGGCCTTCTGAAAAATAAACACAAGTATAGTAAACAATGAATCCGAAAATCGTCTTTTTCACGTTTGGTAGAATGAACCCTCCGACAAAGGGTCACGAAAAGTTGATTCAACACATGGTGAATGAGGCTCGGAAAGTTGGAGCAAATGCAGTCATTGGAATGTCCAAAACTCGAAACAAAATAAAGAATCCTCTGCGCCCCGAAAACAAACTTGCAATCCTAAACAAAATGTTTCCAGGTGTTCCCAAGATTGCTGATAAAACCATTGGCGCCGTGATGAAACAACTGGGAAACAGTGGGTACACGAACCTTCGTCTGATTGTCGGTCAGAATAGAATGGGCAACTTTACATTTGTTACAAAGGGTCCTTCACTGGCTCGATCTTCCAGTAATGTCTCTGCAACAAAGGCGAGAAATGCCGCGATGCGTGGTAATGCAAAATTGTTCAAAAAGTACATGTCAAATAAACTTACGAATCTAAATCTGACGTCAATCTCAGGGAAAATATATTCCGCTTTGTCAGGATCACCAACTTACAAAGAGAAAGTATCACCTGAAAAAATAACCCGCAGCAAAAGGCCGCGAACATCGCGTCGGGGTTGAAAGTACCCTTCTTACCAAGAAGAAGATCAATCTCTTTTGTTATCGTGGTACCATTCTGTGACTGTTCCAATACAGTCTGAACAACCAGCTTGGGTTCCATGCTAGTTTTCACAATGGCCCAAACCTGATTTATAGCCTCGGGTGAATCAAAGTTCACAAGCGCTCCACGATATCCATCGGGATCAATCTGATCAACGAAACCCTGGGCATCCTGAAGTATCGCTGGGGTTCCACAAAATGCAGCCTCGTACGGAACATTTCCAAATGTCTCAAAGTCGCTGGCTGAAACTATCCAGTCTGCTGCACTATAGTACTTGACGAGTTCTTCTCTTGGCTTGAAACCTCTCAAAACAACTATGGTGTACCCATTGTGCCAGGATTCAATCTCTTCTGCCATCGATCCGTCGCCAAGTATGCAGAGCGTACACAAATCTGGGATTGCGCGAGTCAGAAGATGGATGCGCTTCTCAGGTGACCATCTTCCCACGTACAAAAGTATGGTCCTGGTTGCGTTATCATTTGTCATCTCTATTCTGGTGGCACTCAGATCATCTTCACACTGCTTGAAACATTCACTAACAGGTACGGGTTTGTACCACTTTGTCACATCGACACCGCGTTTACAAAGTTCTTTACTAAATGATGGCGAGGTTGTTAGGGCGCACTTTGACAGTCGGACGGTAATCTTTTGAAAATAATTTATGATTTTTTGATCACAGTACCGACTCTTTACAATATCAGTATGAAAACTACACACATATGGGACACCGTAGGCTAAACAACACAACCCTATTAAGATACTCGAATACATATCCGTGCTTACAACCACATCAACATTCTTGATGGCATTGAGGAGTCGCCACGTGTACCCAACAGTTGGTAAGTCCGCCAACATATCCGGGTAATATGGGACACAGAAACGAGGAATTTGATTGTATCCATCAACTGTCCACACGTTTACAAACCACCCGTTTTGTTTCATCTCCTGGACGTACTCACCCCATCGAATAGCAACTCCACCAGCTCCACGAACACTTGTGACTGAAGGAACAATAACGAGAACTTTCTTCATTTTTAATCAATAGTGTTGGTCTTTTTTATGTGCCCCAAAAAAGTTTTCAGACTCCCACTCTTCCAATCGGGTGATGTCCAGACTGAGAAAAGAGATGGCCAGTACACCATTATATCCGTAAAGGGGTCCGTGACAAGTTTAATAAACCAAACCATTGACATGCAAAAACCGTACCTGATCCACAAAAGTGAGGTGTGTCCCAAGACGTAAAAGGCTGTCACGAGAAACCACACATCGGTAATGTTTTGAGTAACAATGGGTGTCACCAAGTACGTCCCAAAGACTATACACTTGCTTCGAGTGTTGAATCCAAGTAAAAGATCCTCCTCCTTGTGACAAGGTGGCTCAAAGATTGCGTGTCCGGATTGACGAAGTGTGAGTGACACGAGTCCGATCATCATTGCACACGCGCGACATTTCAAAAAGACATAGTAACAATAAATAAACATGGAGCTACTTATAAAGTGTAAAAATTGATTCACTTGATTACTATGTGATGCAACGTGGTCGTCATGCTTCCTCCTCATAATCTCCGAGTAAAACTCGCCAAGAGTCCGAGGTGCGAAAAATTGAATCTTCAGGGGAATCTGTGGCATTGAAAACATATCATTTTCGAGAATCTTTAGTAGCTGTTCTCCACAGTTTGTCAAGCTCAATGCGAACATGTCTCTGACTATATACTATGGTTCCTTTTTCTTTTAGCTTGTCTTTGGCGAGGTGCTTTTTGCGAAGAGGTGGTGGATCCATTTTATAAATGGGTTGCAATTTTTTTAAACAAATGTAGCAACCTTCTCGGCAATGTCCACTCCAAGCTTGGTATCCTTGAGGATCGAGATGACGTATACGCGCTTTGCATGTAACCTATGTGAATCAGAAACCATCTTAAACTTTTTCACATACGAAGGACACTCTTCAAATTTTTCAATAATCTTGTCAATGAGACTCTGAAATTCTTGATTATCACCGAATTCGAGAAGAATCCGAAACTTTAAAACAGCCTCGGCAAGAGTCATTATCCATAATCTTTTTTCACGTATAGAATAACATTCCTCCGCCTTGTCCTTGAAGTTGAACAACATTCGAACCAATTGGTTTTGAGTCTGAACATTTTTAACATTTTTCTGTGCTTCATAAACCGATGGCCAACCACTGGGCATTCTGCAAACACCTGAACGAGTCTGCATTTTTTGTTTGTTTGACATCAAAGAAAACCTAGGATACTTTTGAACAATTTTACTCTCTTCATACATAAAATGAACAAAGAACCTATGTGGGCTCTTCTCGGACACTCAAAGTTGAACTCGCCTTCATGGAGTAGAGTCCCTCGTGGGACAACCCTTGTGCTCCTCGCAAAGTGTGGACGACAGTTCGATGCGAATAATAGATTCAAAAGAATTTTCAAGAGTGAAAACAAAATCGCAAAGTATCTGAGTCACAACAAGTCCAAGAATGTTTACACATCCGGTAACAAGTACACAAACCAGGTCGTGCATATGAACGCGGTTAATAATTTGCCCCACGGTCTGGTGACTCTTCCGAGGAACATTTCTGGTATCCACAACCAAAACTCTCTTGTTCGCGGATCGATACGCGTATCAAATGCACTAAACATTATAAAGAATCGAGGTGGTGGGGTTCTCTTTGGAATGTTTTGTAGAGGGACTCCGGGGGTTCGAAAAGTTCGGAGTGGACACAAGACTCTTTTGGGACGACTCAATGTGAAAAAGGGCAACACGATTGTAAAGCCGTACAATCAAGTGATGAATATTCGTAAATTGATTAAAAGTAAAACTATGAAACCTCACAAACACAAGTACACTCTAAAATCAGTTCCTCGTAGAATGGTCCTCAACTATAATTTATAAAACTTCATGAACTATTTTATACTTGAGACACTTTGATGCCGACAAGTTGATATCAGACTTCATAAGTTCATCCAACTTTTCGGGTGGTATAGTTGTGTACTCGTTATAAATCACCTTGAACTGCTTCATCAACTTTTTATTCGTCTTCATATCGGCTCGAAGATCTTGATACGTCCCACCACACTCTGTTGACATCTGATGTATCAAGATCCATGCATTCCTTCCCATTCGCCGAACAGTTCCTCCCAGGAATATAAACGTGGCAGCAGAGGCGCAAAACCCGTACACAGTTGTCTCAACTCTTCTATTGAGTGTTCTTATAAAGTCCATTGCAGCAAGTGCAGCGTAAAGATCTCCACCACTACTCTGAATAGCAATCTTGATGGTGTCGTACTTCATCGAGAGTTTTTTCAGAGCTGTACACAACTCTCTGACGGTGTCATCGTCAACATCACAGAAGAAGAAGATTGTGTCACCCTCAACCACAACTTCGTTGTTCTCAGATACTTCCGACATTTTTCATATAGCTCGACAGTCCCTTAATAAACCTTGGAACAAAGTGTACACATTTTTTAAAAATATTTGATACTTTAAATGATGAACTTGTTTGTTGTTTTATTGTTATTACTTATTGCAGGGTTCGCACCTATATTGTACAAAAAGTTTCTGAGTGGGATTGACTTCAAGACACTTATTGTAATCATCGCAGCCGTGAACTTTATCGCAGCAACCTTCTTGTACATTACCAACATGGACAGTGTGAATGCCGACATACAGGGAATGTCTACACAAACAATGGTGTTGCTGGCACTCTTGATTATTGTTACATACTTTATCGGTCAGCTCTTGTATATGAACTTGTTACAGAACAATGCTAGCTATGCAGTTTCTTCTATTGTTTCCATAGCCCCCGTGATTACACTCATTGCGAGTGTCTTTATTTTTGATCAGAAGGTTGGGATACCAGGTACTCTAGGCGTTCTTCTAACGTCTCTAGGTGTTGGGGCCATTCTGTTGAATAATATGAATCCCAAGTAGCACCTCTCTCCTTGTACTTGAGAAAGGTTGCGTGTCGTACACCACCAGGGCTATCAGGTTCCGGTTCTTCATCAGCCGCATCCAAAATTGCTCGAATCCTGTCATCGATAGTTAACCCATCAGAGGGACCTGGATCATCTTCTCGAACAAATGGGAGAGGTTCAGGGACTTTTTTCGCTCGCTTTTTGACAACTTTGATCTCAGCATTCATAAACTTGATGTCAAGCTCCGCTCTAGATAGGTTGAAATCAAGTGCTATACGTGTGAGAAGGTTGCGAGTATAGATTTCAAGCATAAGGGCTTCCATCTTTACTTTTATGACAATACAGGCCACCCTCAAATCCTTGGCTTATTTTAAACACATTTTTTGTTTGTAGTGAGTTTTTTAAAAAATTTACATCATCTACTCTAGGTCCTCTTCCTCTTCCTCTTCCTCTTCTTCCTCCTCGAACAGCATCCTGCGAAGGCGCTCCTGGGTTGACTCCTCGAGCTCCAGATCCAGATCCAGGTCATCCTGCTCCTGTTCAGGTTCCGGTTCCGGTTTGGGCTCGGGCTCGGCTACGACGGGTACATGTTCCTCAATGAGAAAGTCACCCTTCATAACCTTGGGTGGCTTTGGCTCCCTTGGGGGTTTTGGGGGAGCCTGAGCCTTGGCCTCAAGCCGAGCTGGGTCGTGGAGGTGACACCCAGTGCCATTCGGAACACACTTATTCTTGCAGGGGGTCTTTTTATTCCCACACAGAAAGGGACAAGGTGGCCGATCAGCTTGAGCCTGGGTTTCAGCCTTGGGCTTTCTGGGAGCCTTGGGCTTGGTGGCCACAGACGCGGTCATATACTTGGAAGTCATCTCCTCGATTGGGATATTGTACTCGGCTGAGATTCGAGTGAGGAGTTGGCTGGTGTACTTTTGAAGACTGGGAATGAAAATGGAGGCAACTGAATCCATTTGTGTGTGAGTGAGTGAACTGAGATGACTTTCCCTTACCATCCCTGAACCTTGGTTATTTTTTGACAATTTTTTAGTAAACTACATTAAATGAGACTCGTCTTGAGAACTGTTCGAACGAATAAATACTACTCATCCTTTATCGGAGATCACCAGTGCATCTACGCATTCGAGAGGGAGGTTGATGCCCACAAGTGCCGAGACTTTTTGATGGATCACAAGAAGCGAAAGGGAATGTACCCAAGAATAAACTGTGGGTTGTTTCCCAAGGCACTACTTAAAGATGGGACTGAAGAGGACGAAGTTATAATACAGAGTGTTGGGGCAGAGTTCGAGAACGATTGTATAATGTACCGAGTTTGTATTGCAGAGTTATCGCATTTTGATTACATTATCAATACTAGCGACAATTTTGATGTCCAATTAACTACATCCAAGTTTCTAACATTCGAACATGATCTGGAAGAAAAAGCCTGGCACGTTCCTATGCTGAACAGTCTTTTAAGAGACTATTCCATTGATGATTGGACAGGGCATTCTGACGAATGAGAGGTTTAAAAGACCACACAATCGGTGATGGGTTTCCGAAAATGAACGGTATGTACTCGCTTCCCCGTGATCCATATTCAATGTCCCAAGCTTCATCACTCGTCTGGGTTATTATCTCCTCGGCATCCTCGTCATACAGCGCCCGAATCTCCTTGGTGTCGTACTCCAATATATTGTGCCAGTTTTCCAAAACTTTGACTCTGAAAATAACCGATATGAATCGAAATCCCACGGGAGGTCTGGAAATGTTTGTAATGGCTCTAGTTCGCAGATTAAGCAAGAAGGGCATTTTTGCTCGTGTACCCAATGTGTGCTCGTTCAAACCTAGGCAATTTTAATACATGTTTCCAAACCATCTCCATATAGTGGCCATCATAGACGGCTTTGTAATTTCGACTCGTTCGACGTATTCGTCTTGTTGTTTTCTTTCAACAAATTCCTCAACTTCTCGTCTCGATCCGAGTTCAACAACATAGGCAGAATTGTCCGACCAAACATTTATGACTTTACAAGAGTACATTTAATTAATAATGTGTATTATCTCTAGACTACTTTACTGTATCAAGTATCCTTGAACGATTCTGAACATCCACCGATCCTCGCTGGACTTTGGCTCGTCATTCAAGAGTGCGTGAGTGAGAGCCTCTTTTGTTTCGCTCGGAAAATTCCCGAAGAGTGTATTCATGATTTGAATGGCCAAGAGGCATCCCCGAATGGTTCCAAATTTCGCCAAGATTATTCCACACTGATTCAACTTTTCGTGGTACTGCCCCATCTTGTCCTCATCTACATACCTACCTGTAAACACCTCTATCATTGACTGAATGAGAGGTTTTGTGAGAGGGCCGACTAAAATCACTTGCATAATCACATCCACGAAAAATCCCTCGGTTTCCTTTTCAAACTCATTGAGATAGTCGATAATTTCCCGGTGATACTTTGGTTTTTTCGTGAGTTCTAGAATCTTCGCTCGAGAACCATTTTTGAAAGCCCTTACAACTGGAGAGACGAAACAACTCATTTTGTGAACAAAGAATTCGTTGTTCCTAAGTAGGAGGGTGAATGGCTTCTACAAATTCGCCGTGCATATTACACGTTATTCGTACATAGTACCTAAACTCCTTTATAAGCGAACCATCCCTATATGGGGTGACTCTGGCGTTTTTGATACCGTATCTTCTAGCCTCTTGGAGGGTTTCAAACACTGCTTCTTCTTGGGGACCAAACGACACTTCTATAACTGTGCACTTGTATCGAGTCATTATTTACAATACTACATCATCTTCTATATGCTCCTCTTCCTCTACAGGCTCCTCTTCCTCTGGGGGATCTCCATTCTCCGAAACCGGTTCCTCTTCGTCTGCATACTCGTCGGTTGGGGCGGCATATTTTCGAATCTTCAAAACCTGGTACAAGTTCTTCTTCTTTGGGGCGGATGGTCGCTTGTCAGAGAATTCCCCAAAGATTGTATTGATAAACTCTTCGAGTACTGGTTCATCCTTGACTCTTTTTTCATCCTTCTTCAGAACATCGAGAAGAACCTCGTCTGGGTACCCAAATGTTTTGAGAGCCTTGATTCGCTCCTCAATCTTGGGTTTGATTCCCTTGGAGTAAAACTTGTCATAGAGGTTCGCCATCTCTGAACAAATTCGAATCTTGACCCGACCCTTTTTGACATCGAGGTGAACAGGAATGTGATCGAGGTAGTCTGGAACATCGTACTTGATCTTTTGAATCTCAATCTGTTCTTCATTGGTCTCGTACTTGGCTTGAAGTCTTCTCAGCTCGGTTGTGTTTGTTCCATTCTTTTCGAGGTCTCGAAAGTAGAGCTCCGGGTTCACAACAGGTCTAAAGTGTCTCTCGACTGGTCTTGGGTACGACTTGGCGATAATCTCAGCCACACGGCCTCCGTAAACTCCAGTTTTCATTGTACAGTGACGCTTTACACGATGAGTGGGGCGCTCCATTTTTTCTGATATTCCAACTGAGATTCTTCCAAACCTTGGTCAAAAGTGGACACAAATTTATCAAGCTCTCGTTTGACGGTGGAAGCAGGATCCCGAAGCATCGATTCGTAGGGACCCCACAATTCTACAACTTTGAGACTCTGGTTGTACCAGATGTAGAACAGTCCGAGTTTATCAGTGAGTTTGTAGAACCGTCGTCCATTTTTTCCTATGAAAGCAAAGATGGCGTCTCCGCTATACATATCCACTCTGAGATGAGCGTAATGTGTACAAGGGGGTGAGTAGGGCGCCATTTTTTATTGTTCATGTACTGTAAATGTTTAAATACATTGTTTTTGTGACAACTTTCATTCTGTTCTTTATAGAGGCTCTCCTACACTACAACATTGGTAGGTATGAAGAAAAGGATGGGTTCAAGTTTTACTTTCCAGACTTGAAAGAGACCGTTGCACTTGTGGCGGTTCTCATAGTGTTCAGTTTAATTAACTCTTATCTCGCTGATTACCTTAGTAAATAATGAATAGTCCCAAGGAAAGTCCATAACAGGGATGGGATCATTCCTCGTGTCATAGGCAATCTGCATAGCATCCGCGAAATCATTGTGATCAAACAAGGCAATCATACCCCCATGCTTTTCAAACCTCGACATGTGCGTCCAGCACTTCGGTTCGACAAGGATGGCTTGAGGCAAAATCTCTTTGAATGCAGGAACTGCGGACACAATCTGACGCTTTCCAATGGTACTTTGTTCGGCATTGGTGAGTCCAAACCCCTCGCCACAACATGTATTCAGGCCAACATCACAGCCGTTATAGAGGGTGTGTATATAACTATCCGGGGATACGAGAGGTTGTGGATTTATGAATATGTGGTTTGTCAGAATCATCTCAGGTTCAATGTGCATTCGCATACACTCAGTCTTGATAAGTGTACGAATATCGTACCCATCATCTGTAACCATCAGACACCCGCACATAAGTTTGATGGTGTGACGAAACTCGTTGCGTTTTAGAAATTCCAAAAACGCCGAAATTGTCGTGGACCACTGTTTCCTGTACGAGTTTCTATTAAGGTTCAGAATAACAAAGTCATCTGGTTCAAAGCCAATAATCTCTCGCGCATTTTCAACAATTGGAATGGTTTCAACGCCGAGCTTGAACACGTGAACCTTTTTGTCATCCCACCCGTGATCATCGACCAGGTGACGCTTCCAGTAGTCCAGGAACACAAAACAGACATCCGCACGAGACTTGAGATACTCGAGTTGTTCTACATCCTCCCATGGGTACACGAGATCAATATATAGAACAACCTTGTAGGAACCAGGTGGAATCATACTCAGAATTGCGTGACACACTGGTAAATCATTGTACAGAAACAAAATGTCTGGGTTTTCCTTTTCGAAACTGGGTAGAATAGCCTTGTCCCCAAACCCCTTTGGAGAGTCGGGATCCTCGATAATGGCATCTATAAATCTGATGCGAGGATCAATGAAACGATCTTGAATATTTTGATTGGGGTAATTCTGGAATGCAAAGTACACAACCTCGTGACCCTGTTCGGCAAGGGCATTTGTAAACTTGTTGGCGCTTCGAGCATACCCAGTCCCCTGATTGCAGTGCGTGCACATGAAAAAGATTTTCATTTCTACAAAAACATGGGTTTATTTCTTTTAGTCCATCGCGCAAATGTCTTGGACTTGTAATATTCCTTGTAGCCCTCGACGGGGTCCGAGCGTTTGTACTGGTCTGGCATACACTGTGGTGGAACTGAAAGAGACTCGTGAAGAAACGGTAATTCATGAACTCTCGAAAACAGCCACAAGATGTGCTTTGAACACGAGTGAATCTTCTTGTACCTGTAATTATACTCTAGTGCGAGAGCCAGGCCAATTCGAGCAGTCATCTCAAAGTTTTGACGAGAGGCTCGGACCCACTTGCACATTGGGTGATTCGGGTGGGCTTTTTTGAATCCTCTCTGAGAGTGATCCTTTTTCCAAGGTGCGGTGTCAAGCGTGTACCCAAGAAAGTGGCATGCAGTGTACAACATCTGAACAATTTCGATGAGAATCTTGATCACATGTTGGTCGCAGTACATCTGCGCACACGTTTCTGGGTCCAGGGATAGAAAGAATATGTTCATTTTTGATTGATTTCATTCCAAACAGAGATAACCTATGTATGTATTAGACACCATTTTTGGTCGGCACTGGATTGTGGTGGATATTCACATTGATGCTGTTCGCGCCAGCTGTTGGGGCGTGGACTGGAGCGGTTGATGGTACTTGGGAGGCGTCAATGGGGGGTTGAGGAGGTGCTGTATCCATTGCAACCTGAGCAAGCGGACAGACACCTCCTTGTTGCTGCTGATATGTCCCGTCAATCTGATCCCCGAAATAGTACCACACCATTAAGAGAATGCCAATAACTGTTAAAACGATTGAAATGGTGAGGCTCACCTTTTTGAGTGTTTCGTTATCATCCTTTTCTGATGATGTGGCGACGTAGTATCCCGAAACTCCTGTACCAACAAGACCAGACAAGAGTGCTATAATACCTCCCCAAAAGTATACATCAGACTTCATACTGTACTGTAGTACACAACTAAATTAAATAAAACTGATTGCGTACTCGAGTAGCAAGAAGATTGTAAATACTATTATTGGTGACCAGAATATCAAATCAAACGTCACATCGTAAACCGTAACCTCTGTTTTCATCTGCTGAAGAGTATCACTATTATTGAACCAATAGTACCAAAATCCACAAAAGACTGCAAAGATTATCAAGAGTTTTGTGTAGAAATACATCTTATATTAGACTGTGAAAAGTTTAGTACCCGCAACAGCTCTCCGACTCGTACGAACTCTTTGCTGGGCTCAAGGGTGTCGGGGCTGGTGCCATCATCATCGGTTGGGACTGAGCCATTGCGGTACCAACCGGGACCATCATCATTGGTTGTGTTCCAGTCGGGACCATCATCATTTGTTGGGTCGTTTGAGGAACGCCTGTGTCGTATTCGTTTTGGTAGGCCTCCTCATCACGAGTGTACGGGGACTTGATACTCTGAACCCACTTGGGTTGGTTCAAGAGCAAAAGAACCGCGACGACGGCAATTAAGATTAAAGAAATAACACAAGAGTTCATCTTCATTTTCGTTTACTCTTTCTGAGAAATTATTTTACGACACATGGGACATGTTATGTTTATGCTTGTCCACTGAACGAGACACGGTTTACAAAATACATGACCACACCGAGTCTTTAAAATATCAGTCGCATTCGAATCATAACACACCGAGCATTCTCCTATAGCTTGTGTAAATATCGCAGCGCAAAACATTTCTATAATCTCTTCACGATTCGCGTATCCAATCTTGGTGTAAATCTCCGCGGACACAATCAAGGCCAGCCAGTGATTGATACCAATGGCGACACAATGTGAATAAAATGCCAAAAAACTCCGAATCTTTTCTGGGATTTTTGAATTTTTCCGGCACAGAGACCACCTATAAATTGCATTGGTCTTTTCATGATACTTGCATATTGGCATCTCGAGTCCATAACACGTGTATGTGTTGCGTGATTTAATCTTACATCGTCGACCCCGAAGAGTCTTTCCGTAACACGTACATGGTACTGGATTCTTGTTAACAATTACATTGGATATATCCATCCTCTTATAAGTAAAAGGTAGTTTAATCCTCTTCGTTCTCATCCACCAGGCTTTCCTCGTCGTCGTCGTCCTCCGTGTCTGACTGTGAAGGTATATAATCAGAGTCACTCTCAGCCTGAACCCATCCTCCGTCAACCTTTGTAAATCCTGCATCCTCTTCATCAGTGCTATCGTAGTACCCAGACACACACTCCTTGTCAACCTCGTAGGTTACATCCTCGTACTTGTAGATGGTTCGCTCCCCATACATCTTGGTCGTTGGTGAAAGGTATCGAACTGTATAAGTCTTTGGTGTCTCTGATTCAATTTTAGCGACAAGGTCAACGGCTTCGCCATTGTCGAGTTCATTCAAAATGTCTACGAGACTCATTTATATTTTTATGTTTGTAGTTTTTAAGTGAAATGTTATGGGCCTTGAGATGTCTGACTGACCACCCAGTGAAGCCCCGTGAAGCTGTGATGTTTGATATAGATGATACACTCATCATGCGAAATGGAAAACCGATGAGGGACACCATACAACTTCTCGAGTACTGTAAGATGCTTGGCTACAAAGTAGTTCTGATGACGGCTCGCCCAAGTACACCATTTACAAAGGGACAACTCAGGGAACTTCGGATACCATACGACTATCTGATGTTTGTTCCGGCTCGAGAAAAGACACGGGTCAAAAAACAACTAAAGCTAAAGTTTATCATGAGTGTCGGTGACAAGGTGACAGACCTAGGTGGAAGCACATACTGGATCAAGCTTCCAGAGTCTGGGGATCCTCGAATGTTTACTAACATTTCCACCTGTTCCCGCAATTCATGCACGTTATAAATGTCGTCATCGGCTCATCGGCACTCCTGGTCTGCATCTGGTAGTAACTCGTCTTTTTAGACTTGCACTTTCCACACTTGAATATACCTTCATAGTGTTCATTCTCAGTGTTCAGCGCCTCTCTTTTGAGGGACTGAAGACGGAGCTTCTCCTTGACAAATGCAGTGGGTCCATTCGGGGACAACTTTTCTGGTGGAAAGTTTACAACATCTTGGGGTTTAAACTTTCCTGAAAGTAAACCATCTTTTAGTGTTGTATGCAAATTGAATTGAATGTTGAGAAACTTTCTCTTGTAGTGCTCCCTGAATGAACTGTTTTCCCAGGATGGTTGATCACCTGACACCAGGGTCTTACGAACGGCCCAGTTGAAGATGCACTTTTCCAAATTCTGAACAAGCTTGTCAGTTTCGGGAACTTCTAAAAGTTTTGAAAACTTGCCTGTAACATAGGGTCTCATCATTGATAAATTGGAACGTTTGGATACACAGTATTTTCTGGAATAACTTCGGGATATGTGAGACCCTGAGCTCGATGTGGGTAGTAGTCGGGGTTTGGTGGACCTAGGTATGAATATGACAAGTTATTTGCAGCCCATTCACTTGGAGAATCGTACCTGAAAAAATCAGTGACCCTCGACGGATCAGGGCTAAAATAAAGACTGTCTATCGACCCCTGATTTTCAACGAGGGTCTGGGGCTGAACAAACGAGGACCGAGTGCTCGTGGGGTTGGTCCGAAACAATATAAATATGAGGATCAAAACGAGGGCAAACTGCCACATCTTCATTTTCTTACTAGTACACTTTATTTTTGTGGAGGTACCCAAGCCTCCCCCTTGAATATAGCCTTTGTGTAGGATATCGCCAGTGAAAAGTGGATGAAGACCCAGTCGAGGGGGTTAGTCATCTTTACTCCCATCGGGTTGGTGTTCACCATTGCATCGAGATTCAGCTTCATCTCCTCCGATATCGTCTCCATCTTTTCGCTCATCTGTTTCAGCCACAGGACGTGTTCCATATTGGCTGGATTGAACTTGCTCACAAACAGTTTCGCGCTCTTGTTCTCCATATTCCATGAAACGGTAAACCTTTTTAACTATATGAAAAACGACGCCAGGGAACATTTGCGGTATGGGAATCTCCAAGAATGCAATAACACTGGCCAAAAGAAGGTTCAGAGACACTTGAAGTCGAACAATTGAATCCATTTAGTACTCAAGTGTTTCAACTTTTAAGTGTCTCGCGTTTAAACATTTAAAATGTATATATTATCATAGTGTAAGATGATGGGATTCATAAACACTCTTCGAATCTTGTACACTATATACAGAGTGAACAAGACGGAGAAGAATGATGACATCCAGACACTCAAGAGACTAACTATATCATCCGGACCAATCGCAATAAAACTCATTCAGTTCATGGCTTCGAACAATTCACTTTTTTCGGAAAATGTCAGTTCACAACTCGGAGACGTTTTTGAAAACTGCAAGGTTCATGATATGTCAGTGACGGAGTCCTTGTACCAAAAGGATTTTCAAAAGAATATTCACGATGACTATATTTTTGACGACTTTGTGAAATCGGGGAGCATAGGGCAGGTGTACAGGGCTTATAGCAAATCTCTAAACGCACGAGTCGCAATAAAGGTGAAACATCCCAACATAAATTCAAAGGTGAAAACATTCGTCGTGTATCTGAATACTTCTATATACATTTTGAAAAAGTTTATGAAACTCCCCTACATGTATTTATTGATAGAGTTCATAAACAATATTCAGCTGCAACTCAGTTTTGAACAGGAGGCTGAGAATATGAAGAAGCTAAAAAAGTGTTTCGAGGATGTCCCTTGCGTGGTGGTTCCAGAGGTTCTAGATGGCTCGCCAAACTTTATAGTAATGTCTTTTCAGGATGGCGTGAACTTTAGGGACGTCAAGGATCAAAATGTGCGCCTGAGGGCGTCCCTGTATCTCAACTTGTTCATATTGTCCTCGGTACTTGTGCACGACTTTTTACACTCCGATCTTCATTGCGGAAATTGGAAGATTGATATATCCGAAGACGACCCAAAAATCGTTGTGTACGACTGTGGCATTTTCACAGAGACTGGGGATAAGGATATGAACAAATCTATAATTCACCACATTTCAAACTCTAAATATTCAAATCTCGTTGATATTTTTCCTTATTCTCAAGGAAAAACCGAAAAGTTGAAAGAGGAAATAGAAGTCATTGATTGTGACAAGACTATAAGTCCACACACGAAAATAACACTCGTCTTGAAAAGTATTGTCAATTCGGATGTAACTTTGATAAGTTCATTGGTTCGTATGATTCAAGCACTTGGTATATCTGGTAAGGATATGGATATTAGTGCAAGTAAAGCGGTGATGAGTACACCGGATGATAAAAATAGTGTTAATTTTTTCGTCTACATGGCTCTCTCATACAACACCAAACACTTTATAAAATTGTATGAATTTTATAGAGATTGGATTCAAGAAGATGAAGAACATACAAAGAGTACACTCGATTGGTTAAAGTGTCGGTACAATCACACGGATCTCGGTGTTTTTCTCGAATCTGTGTGCGAAATTTTTGATCTTGAATTTAATAAGAACACACTGCATTTTCTAGATTCTCCACAAGACTAACAACCCCGCGTTCGTTATAGCTGTCATCTGGTTTGCAAATGCGAGACTTGAGACGTCCCCTGATATTTTCAGGGGCCATGGAGACGACTTTTTTACATGAGGGCATCTTTTGTAAACCCATGTGAACTTGGGCGGGAACCTTTTTCGAATCGTACGCCTTGCAAAAAACATTCTTCATATCGTAGTCAATGGCGTTGTTAAAGTCTTTGATCAGATTGTTCACATCGTCATCATCGGTCTTGAAGTACCTAATACCTATTCGCCTGGCAACGCGTTGCTGCTGCTTCAGTTTGTGATTGTGGTAGTACACCAGGTACACGATTGCTGCAATAAGTGCCAGAAATATAACAAAACGTATGTCAATGGTCATTTATATACTAAAATAAATTAAGTTTTGTATGTGACATTTTGGTTATTGTACTGACTGGATGACCCATAAAAAGGTGTGCCATTGCTGTACACATTGCTGACAGCTCTACCATTAATAATAAATGGGTAAATATCATCACCCAAATCCCCAAACGGAACTTGATTTCCGCAAATGTTGTAATTTATCGCTCGTGTAATAAAGCGATCCAGTGCATTCGACCTCAAGGTGTCGTCGGGATTACAGATAAAGGTTCTCAGAGTATTCTTAATCTCTGGTGTACCCGATGGAAAGCTTGCAAAGAGATTGGAACACGTTGGTGGGAGACTGCTAATAAGGGCATCCGTATACGCGTGCATATTCAAATTGGATGAGCACACACCCGAAAAATCGCTAATAATTGCCGTACTCAATCTATTGAACAGTTTATTGGTGACAGGTGTACCTGGATTTGCTGTAAAAGTAACCCCTACGAGTCCAGATGGGTTATTGTCACTCGGGTCTGTTCCATAGGGGTCCGGTGCGATGTTGGGAACTGCGTTGGAAACGGCCGGAAGTTCTCCGGTTGTTTGTATAAAGTCGCATATGTAACTATAGTTTGTTTGGGGATTCACTGCGTCGAGTTCAAAACATTGTGGACCGAGCACGGGTGGTACCCCAAACTTTTCACCTCTCGTAAAGACGAAAAAAATCAGAAACACGACTAGAGCGAGTAACAAGAGTTCGAGCTCCATTTATTTAGGGCAAGAGATAAATTTGTAAAGTTTGTCTTCGTTCACTGTTCCATCATTGTTACACATCTTACTCTTCATAGTATCCTTGAAGATTGATGACATTTGAACGGGGAGTCCGGCAAAGGCACCCTCGCATGTGTTCCATGGAATCTTCACGTTACCACATGATGAAAGAACCTTTGAAAACTCGAGGACATTTTGATTGGCCGCATCCAAATCGAGGGGAAACTGCTGGACAAATCCACTCGAACGTGTCATCAGAAAAAGCGCGAGGAAAATTAAAACAGCCCAGATAACAATCTTCATTTACAATACAAACACAAAATAATCTAGACCGTCTCTGTGTGTAGTATGTTGGAGCCCATCATCATTGCATTTATCAGAGAGTGACAGGGATGAGGATTGTCGAATTTCACGTACGCTGTGTTTTTTACGAGGCACAAATCATACACGGTTCCAAACTTTTCCATAGTCTCTCGAATATTCTGGTACCCTATACGAACATTTTCACCAGTCTCCGACAATTGCCCGTATGTTGGTATATTTTTTAGGATAAAGTTGTACCCGTGGACCCGCAACACAAGTTTTTCAATCTTGTCAAGAACTTCAACATACTTTTTTGAATCCTTGAGAAGTTTAACAACTTGGAGTTGATTGGAGAATTTTGAGATATCGCACTGGTGTCTCGTTAAGAGTTCATTGACTCGATCGTGTTCCCTGGGACACAAGTGTCTCATCGAACCATCCATTCTTGTTTGCTAGTGGTACAGGAGCTTTTGTTTTTAAATTTCTTCTTTGGCTACTATAAATGGAGCCACCACCGACGTGTCCAAAAGGGATGTTTGATTCACTCACGAAAGAAAAGGTTTTCGAAGGGGGAGTGATTCTTGGAAAGATAATAGTGATTCTCATGTTGATATACTTTGCTTTTAAGAATGGCTACGTAAAAGACGTATCTAAAGCCCCGGATTATTTTATACTCGAATCATTCTTGATTGGAATTGGTACAGCTATTCCAGTTATCTTTATAGGTCTTCGAAGAGGGAATGGACTCGGTAGTGTAATGTCGGCTGCATTCATTGCGATGCTCGTGTTTTTCATTTTCAATGTTCTGATGGAGTTTAGCGGGCAGAATGCTCTCAAAGCACCCAAAGAGCTTCAGGAAGAAGAGGAAGCCCTTTTCTTACCAGTTTTGATATCAGCGAGTGTCATCGGGGTCGTTCTCCTTGCTATAGCTTTAATGGTTAAGAAATTTGACATGTGCATGTCGGAAGCTCTACTCGAATCAATTGTATTTGGTTTCTTTAATGCAGTACCAGCCGTGTTCATAGCATACAATAGAGGTGAGAAAAACATAGTTGAATTGATGCTCAATTTCCTCAAATTCTTCTTCCTGTTTATGATTGGCTGTCTCGTCCTCCAGTCTGGTGGATTCTGGTCACAGGTTTTCCCATTGTCTCCCGAAAAGGTTTCCGAGTACGCGGCGTGTGGTGCAAGCCTCAAGTTTGGCAAGAATTCGCAAGGTGGTCTATTCGACGGTCTCAAGGCTCGTGTAAAGACTGAATAAACTTTTTGAGGAGATCACACACGTAGTCGACATCATCGAGGGACATTCCGTGATGCGCCCCCAATAGAAATCCATTTTTCATAATTGTGTCCGAATTCGTAAACTCTTGTTTGTACTTTTCAAACACCGGGTGTCGCGTGATGTTCCCCGCAAAACACACCCTCGTCTGAACATTGTTGTTTTCCAAAAAAGTCAGCAACTCGAGACGGTCTGGGCACTGCAGAGGAATGGCGAGCCAGTTTGGTTTTACAGAGTCATCTGGCAACAAGTAATACGGCGTGTCTTTGAGATTCTCGATGTACCGTTCCACATTTGCACGGCGTTTTGCCAAGAACATGGGGAGTTTATCGACTTGGGCTAGACCAAATGCGGAACTCATCTCACATCCCTTAAAGTTGTACCCAAGCGCTCCGTAGAGAAACTTCCAGTCGTATGGTATGCCGTCAACCGAAAAATTGAATCGAGCTCCGGGATCTTCGATGTTGTCCCCAATTCTACCCCAGTCCCTGAACATTGTCGCCCGTTTGAGATGCTTTTCATCGTTGAACATAACCATACCACCAGTTCCTCCGGCAGTTATAACGTGACTGGCGTAAAAACTCGTGGTTGAAATGTCAGTATCCTCGGTTTTGATGATTGTGTCCGCAGAGTCCTCGATGAGTGTAATACCCGGAAACGCCTCGCGAATAGCCTTCCAATCGGGGACGTTTCCAATCAAATTGGGAACAAGAATACACTTTGTTTTTTCAGTTACAACCCCCCTGATATCATCGACACTCGGCACATACTTGTTGAGTTCAACGTCGCAAAACACCGGGGTGAGCCCCAATTGAATTATGGGTGCGACAGTTGTCGAGAAACCACACGCAGGTGTCACAACCTCGTCGCCTGGCTTGAGGTCCAGTGAACACAGTGCCAAAAGTACCGCGGAAGAGCCAGAGTTTACGAAGAGTCCGTGCTTTTTTCCAAAGAGGTCCGAGATTCTCTTTTCAAATTCAATGGTTCTCGGTCCAAACCCGGCGAGCCATCCGTCTCGGAGACACGCCTCGACAGCCTTGATCTCTTCTTCTCCGTACGATTCGAAACGATTCGGGGCATACCAAACTTTACGGGTCGACATTACTTCTATTAAAGCGTGTGCTAGCTTTAATAGAAGTATGAACTTGTCTGTCTGTGTTCTTGGCGCAAATGGCTTCATTGGAAAGAACCTCCTTCGTGGGCGAGACGATTGGGTTGGTGTTACGCGAAAGGACCTCGATCTTCTCGATCAACATGCAGTCGATGAATTCTTCGAGAAGAAGCGTTGGGACGTTGTTATTCACTGTGGGGTTGTTGGTGGAAGTCGGCTTGTCGAGGACGATGGGGCAGTGACGCACAAAAACATTCTGATGTTTGAGAATGTTGTCCGGAACATTGGTCGAATCGGAAAACTCATTTAATTTTCGAGTGGGGCTGGGAGGCGTGGGAATCCTCCTTGCGACCCATATGGACTCTCCAAATGGATGATAGACAAGAGAATTGATACTATTCCCAAGGCACACTCACTGTGTATATGGGGATGCTACGGGCCCGAAGAACTTCCTACAAGGTTCAGTGCTGTTTGTAAAGAAAAGGGTCACGTTGTTATTCAAAAGGATCGATACTTTGATTTCATCGATGTCGAGGATGTCAAGTTGGAGGTTGACAGGTGCATCAACAATTTATCCGGGAAATTTGTGGATCTTGTGTACCCGGAGAGATTGAAACTGTCTGAGTGGGCCACGAAATTTGGCGCAACTTTTGAACTGCTTGAGGAAGGATTAGCCGAACCATACGTCCACTTAGAGAATTAAAGAGTAATAATATCAATGTATGTTCTTGTAACTGGTGGGTGTGGATTTATAGCCTCGAACTTTATAAACAAATTGAATGATGTGGACATAATAAACATTGACAAGATGACGTACTGTTCAAACATTGAAAATATAACAAATACAAGATGTGAGACTATTGTCGGTGACATCAATAATCAAGAACTCATAGAGTACCTCATAAAAAAGTACAATTTTGCTGCTGTTTTCCACTTTGCGGCACAGAGCCACGTTGATAATTCGTTTACAGACCCTATTAGTTTTACAGTGAACAACGTCATCGGGACAAACATTCTTGTAAACTCATTCAGAAACGTTAGTCCCAATGTCGAATTTATTCATTTCAGCACTGATGAAGTTTATGGTGAAAATAATACGGGTGTTGGGTTTACAGAAAGTACACCGATGAACCCCACAAATCCCTACGCTGCATCAAAAGCCGCTGCTGAAATGATTATCCAGTCTTACATAAAGTCGTTTGGTATGAATATAAAGATTATTCGATGCAACAACGTCTACGGCCCGAATCAGTACCCAGAAAAACTCATCCCAAAGTTCATAAAGGTTCTCAAGAGTGGCGAAAAGTGCACCATTCACGGAACGGGGTCCGTCAAGAGATCTTTTATACATGTTGACGACGTGTGTTCGGCAGTTGTTCTAGTCTGGAAAAAGGGTGGTCGAAATGAGGTATTCAACATTTCATCCGATTATGAGTACAGTGTTATGGATATAACAAAGTTGATTATCAAACATGTCAAGGGACACGAGCGGTATGAAGAGTGCATAGAGTACGTCGCCGATAGACCATTTAACGATGTGAGTTATCTCAATGACAGCTCAAAGTTGAAAGAGCTTGGGTGGGTCCAAAAACGAGGACTCAAAGAACTCGTAGATTTTATACAACATAAAGAACTAACCATCTAATAATTATAATGAAAATTACATATTCCATTCAAGTCTGCAACGAGTCTAGGGAACTGTTTTCGCTTGCCAACTTTATCTTAAAAGTCAAGGATGATGAGGACAACTTGAATATCGTTGTCGACAGTCTCCATGTAACTGATAAAGTTCGAATGGTTCTAGAGTACTTCAAGGATCGTGTGACTGTGTACGAGCGTCCATTTGACAGTTTTTACAAAAACTCACAGTTTCACAAGGAGATTGCGACCGGTGACTACGTATTTTCAATGGATGCAGATGAGATGCCCCAAGAAGTTCTTATAAAGAATCTCAAGAAGATGATAGAGGATAGCAATCCGGATTCTATAGCTGTTCCGAGAATAAACATTCATCCGGGTGCAACTGCCGAATTCCTAAAGAACAGTGGTTTCCATGCGAATGAAGTTGGGTGGATAAACTGGCCCGATTATCAAGTTCGTATATACAGGAATTCCCCCGATGTAAACTGGTCGGATGAGTTGCACACAAAGTTGGTTGCTCAGCGACAAATAGCCATAAATGATCGCCCAGAATATGCTATTTGGCACATAAAATCTATTGAAAAACAGGAGAGTCGATGGGTCCCAGATGGAAAAGGAGACTATACCATATCTGGTCCAAAAGGATCACTCTATGATATTTTGATGTAATAAAGATTAAATTACATGCACTAATAAATGATTGTACGCAATTGTGTTTCGGGAACTCTGAGAAAGTTGCAGAAGAAACACAATTGTGTAGGTATCAAAACGTCATTTGAAGATGAAGGTGCTAGCTTTGATGATGTCATTCGACTGCGGAAAATCACATCATCAAACAACTTGAAACTGGCTATTAAAATTGGTGGCGCGGAAGCAAAGACTGATATTCGTATGGCGTCTGATTTGTGCTGCGATTCAATTGTTGGACCGATGATCGAGTCCGAGTACGCATTTTCAAAATACATGCAAAGTGTCGGGAAATGCGGAATTGCAAAGGGTGTTAATATTGAAACAATAACAGCTGTAAATAACATAGACCTTATATTATCTTCACAACACATTTCAAGTCTCGATTACTTTGTTGTTGGTAGAGTTGATTTAGTCGGTTCTATGAACAAACAAAGAGACTTTGTCGATTCATCTGAAAATTTAGAAATTATTGAAAACTTGTTTCGAAAAATGAAACGTCGCAACAAAAAAACATACCTAGGTGGAGCCTTGAGTAGTAATTCAAGAAATTTTGTAGAACACTTGTTTTCGAGGGGACTACTTGACTACATCGAGACTCGATTTATAATTATGAAACTTGATGAAGAATTTTTCGATGACTTTGATGAAGCCATCAAGACTTCGCATCAATTTGAACTTGATTGGATGACCGAGATGCACGCCAAGTACTCGGATATCTCAGAGTCGTACAAATCTAGAGTTGATTTGATACTTCCTCGGGTTAAGAATTCAATTAAAATTAACAAACAAGATGTGTCCTATAATCTCGATGACATAAATTCAAAAGTCATAAAACTCAAGGATTACAGTGTTACATTTGATAATAGTGATATAACAAAGTACATAAATCGTGATGATTTCATAATTATCGACAAGAAATTGGTGCATTTCGTGAAAGGGTACCCAAATGTCTATCAGATTGATGCTATCGAGGAAAACAAAACAATTCACACAGTTATGGACATTATTTCAAAGTTGAACTCGAATCGCGTCGTGGTCATTGGGGGAGGTCTTGTCCAGGATGTGGGATCCTTCGCGAGTAGCATCTTCAAGAGGGGTATAGAATGGATCTATTTTCCGACGACACTTCTGGCAATGGCTGACAGTTGCATAGGGAGTAAAACAAGCCTCAACACATCCGTTAAAAATAAGATTGGGACATATCACTCTCCGAAAGAAATCTATATAAATACCAATTTTTTGAACACTTTGAGTACATCACATATTCAGTCTGGACTGGGTGAAATACTCAAGTTGAGTATGATTGGAAATAGGCTTGACGAGTATGAACAATACAAGGGTGATTTTGAAAACTTGATCAAGTTGGCTCTCATAATCAAGCGGTCTGTTATTGAAATAGATTTGTACGACAAGGGTATTCGAAAAGGGCTCAATTATGGCCACACACTCGGACACGTTCTGGAAGTTCTTTCAAACTACACAATTCCACATGGGGTTGCGGTTGTTCACGGAATGTTGCTTGTTAACAAGCTCTTTGGGTACAACAACAAGAGGTTTGAAGACTTGTGTCGAAAGATTGCCCCAGAGAAACCAATTATTGACAAGACGCGACTCAGAGCTGTACTTCTTGAAGACAAAAAGGCTTCCGGAAACTCTATACAGTTTATAGTTCCAGTTAGACCAGGTGAAACAGAGTTTATAAGCGTTGACGCTACAGTTTACGTACCGAAAATCCTAAATCTACTATAAGAGACTGACCATTCATAGAAGTATTGTGCAAACATAAATACCTCGCGAGATGCCACAAATCCTCCAATTGAACAAACCCGGGAAGTTCCGAAATTTGTTCACTTGATAGATTCCTCAGAGTCATTTCATTTTCAATGGGACCTGGCAATATAGAGTTTATAAAGATTCCCTTGGCGCCAAGATCAACCGAACAGCTCCTGACGACCCCACCGAGTGCAGCCTTTGACACCGTGTACGAAAACTTGTTTGACCGCGAAAACTCCTGCCACAAGGAACTTATGATCAGACACCTCGCACCTTCTCGAAATTTGATTGTGCCGAGAGTGCGAACCACATAGTTGAGGTTAACATCTATAACATTGAGATACGTATCATAATCGAGAGTCTCTATGGAGTCATTGACGTTCAGGCCTTGACACCAAATTGCCACATCAATGTCTGGTTGTCCCGAAACATTGCCATCTCTTGGAGCGCAAATGACCTCGTGGCCCTCTTTATCAAACATACTACAAAGATGCGCTCCAATAGAACCACTCGCACCAAAAACAAGAACTCGTTTCATTTAGTACTTTAATTTACTAAACTTTTAATACACATTTCAGATTCAAATTCCTCTTTGGACAAAAATGGCCACATTTCCTCAAAGGGTTTGTTTTCAAAAGTTCCGTCATCTTTGAGAATATTTTTCAATATTGGGTACCTCGGCTGAACACGACAAGTCACTTCTATGAGACAAGGGCCCTCGTCATACGCCAACATTTCATCAATTTGGTTCTTGGTAAAGTATTTTATATCGTAGACTCTGCAAATCTTCTGAACATCCGGAAGTTCAAGATCAACCCCGAACCTCCTCTTGAAATAGTTGTCTTGTGTAATTTGAATCGCACCGTAGCCACCATTGTTAAAATACAGTATCTTGATCGGAAGTCCCTTGCAATTTTGGAGTTCCTGAAAGTTGAACTGAAATGCCCCGTCTCCTACAACACAGTACACAGTCTTTCCACTCTCGATGGCGCACCCTATTGCGCAAGGAAGTTCAAATCCCATATCCCCGTGGCTGCTTATAACAAATCTGTCGGTTCCTTTGTTCAGGAACTGGTGCCAGTTGACGCAGAAGATTGACCCAGACGACGCAACGCATACCCCACCGTCGGGCTTCAAGTTGTAGAACTTGTTGAGAAATGTGTAGGGGCACATAGGGTCGTTTGCGTGAGGGATTTCTCGAGACCACTTGTTTTTCCACTTGCAAACCTTTTCGAACCACTCCCGTGAATCCTTTCTGGGAAGCTCAAGTTCAAAAAAGTCGACAAGATCCATTAAAAGTGTTTCGCCGTACTCAAGTTCTTCAATGTTTATGGAAAGAACGTGAGCATCTCGAGCAAATGTTTCTGGGCGGTACCCAATAACCGAACGAGTCAGTTGTGATCCAAGGTTTAGAATAAAGTCGGCGTTTTGAATTGTAAAGTTGCCTGTGCGATCGCCCAGAATCCCAACGCGACCCATATTGTATTCAGGAACAAGATCAGTTCCAAAATAAGTCGACACCACCGGAACATTGTGGTACCTTGCAAAGCTTTCGAGTTGGTTTTGTGTGTGAGAGAGATTGATACCGTTACCGACCAAAATAACAGGTCTCTTTGAACTGACCCAACGTTCGACTGGAAAAGCCACCTTTGGGTAGGGTTGTCTAAAAATGGGGACGCATGAACTTTCTTCGATTTGCATTGATTGAACATCGAGGGGAACGGACAACCAGACAGGTCCGGGCCTCCCAGTCTTGAGGTGGAGAATACACTGATTAAGGTGATTCTTGAGATCATTCGGATCCCACACGACCGCCACGTACTTTGTTATGTTCTTCACAGTTTCGACAACATCGTGATCCGACCCAGAATAGTTTCGCGTCTGAATTCCCTCCTCAAGCCTCTTCCAACGAATACTCTCAGTGTGAGGAACACCACCACTTATGAAAAATACTGGAACACTATCTTGATACGCGATGAGACACGGGGTCACTGCGTTTGTTTCGCCGCACCCAGCGGTCGTACAAACAACACATGGTTGATTATTCATCTTGGAGTACCCAATAGCACTATATCCACACGGTCCTTCGCCGTTCTGATACAAAACATGGAGCTTTTGCCCAAATGAATCATTGAGGTGCATCGCGAACCCCCCAGTAACTGAAAAGCATTGTGAAATGTCATTTTCGAGCAAAAACTTGCAAATAAAATCACTGACTTTCATTACTCTTTTTACAAAAAGATGGTCATCTTTAATTAAAGGTGTAAGTTTATAAATAATAAATGTCAGTGACCGTGTTTACACACCACGACACAAAGTATCAACCACTCGCAGACATAACAGTTGCTAATAAACAAGAGTACTGCAAAAAACATGGATACAATTTTCAATTTGTTGACGCGGGTGATCCAACTATTTCCGGAAGACACGCGTGGGCTGTTCCACCCGTTCCCGAAACACATATACCAATGGGATGGGTCAAGATTTATGCAATTAAGAAAATTATGAAAGAATTTCCAGAAACTAAATGGATCTTCAATACAGATTGTGATGCAATGGTTACAAATATGTCAATACGTATAGAAGACATTATTAAAAAAGTCGGGGATGAAAATACTCACATTATAATTCCTAGTGATTGCAATGGAATAAACTGCGGTAACATGCTCATTAAAAATTCATCAATTGGAAAGGCTTTTCTTGATGTTGTCATCGCATCCGAACCACTCTACCGAAACTGGTACCTTTACGAAAATCAATGCATTCAAGATCTCACAGTTGGATCATTTTTAACTGAACAAGGTGTTAGAAATGGTGGAACGTTCTGGTCAACTGTTACAAAAGTTATTCCACAAAGAATTATGAACTCGTACGATTATAAAAATTTACCACAGTTCAAAAAACCACTAAATGATATCTTTGGCAATGATGGACAGTGGAAAAAAGGAGACTTTATGATTCAATGGCCCTCAAATCCACTCGAGTACAGACTTAAAGTTGCTCCAATATATAAAGAATTGATTGTCTATTAATTAAATGAGTTCAGTAGCAATCGTCACCGGTGTTACTGGTCAGGATGGATCTTACATGTCTGAACTTCTCCTTGAAAAGGGATACATAGTGTTTGGAATTGTCCGGCGCTCAACGTACCCCATTCACAGCAGTAATTTGTCCAATGTCTCCTTGACAAACCCCAATTTCAAGGTTGTCACGGCTGACCTCACGGATCAGCCCAGTCTCGTAAAAGTTTTCGAAGCCGCGGCAAAGCACGGGGAGACTATTGAGGTTTACAACTTGGCTGCTCAGAGTCACGTGGGTGTTTCTTTTGATTGCCCGGTTTCTACATTTGAAATAAACACGATAGGACCCCTGAACATTCTAGAAACAATCAGGAACTTGGGACTAACCAAACGCGTTCGGTTGTATCAAGCTTCGACATCAGAGATGTTTGGAAAGGTTCAAGAAGTTCCTCAAAAGGAGACCACAGCCTTTTATCCGAGGTCGCCGTACGGTGTCTCAAAGCTCGCCGCACACTGGATGATAAAGAATTACAGAGAGTCCTACGGAATGTTTGCGTGCTCGGGGATTCTCTTCAACCACGAATCTCCACGGCGCGGTGCAAACTTTGTGACTCAAAAAATAGTAAAGGCTCTTTCAGGTCCGGAGCATTGTGTGGAACTTGGGAACCTCGACGCCAAGCGGGATTGGGGACACGCAAAGGATTACGTGAGGGCTATGTGGATGATGCTTCAACAGGATAAACCCGACGACTACGTGGTTGCATCAGGTGAACAGCACTCTGTCAGGGAGTTTGTGGAACTTGTCTCGAAGGAACCCGTGGCTTGGCACGGTTCGGGGGCTAACGAGGTTGGTGTCGGTGCGCACAGTGGAAAGTATATTGTGAGAGTCAAGCGGGAGTTCTATAGACCGTGCGAAGTTGACACGCTTCTGGGGGATGCATCGAAGATACGTTCAATTGGGTGGGTTCCAGAGTACTCTTTTCACGATCTCGTGAAAAATATGTGCGAGTAATATAAATGTCTCTGCGTAAATTGTTCTATCAGCCCAAGTCCAGCTCCGTCACTGTTATGAAGAGCACCCGCCCTCTCAACAAGTCGAACAATGTGGCTTTCAAAAAGATGATTTCTCGCGCAATGGCCAAGAAGACCCCAAAGTCTAAAACCTTCAACCCCGCCAAGTCCCACATCTCCCACGTCAAGGTTCGCCTGGCCAACGGCGCGGTCAAGGACATGTACAAGGTTGTCATTGTGAAGCGTGTGTAAGCTCCTCCACCAAGAGATGAAATGTCGAGTACTTGAGAGGGAGTCTCGACACATCGGACTTTATAATCAGTAGTTTTCTCGCCTCGATTTCATCGAGAATGCTGAGGAACCTGCGCTTGTTATGCATGTCGCTTAACTGCGATGTCTCTGTGAGTGATTGGCACACGGGCCACGTCACTTCTCGAAGAAGTCTGACTTCTTCTTCGAGTTGTGTTAACCGTGGTAAAATATTATCCTTTAAGAGTTCTCTCACGTCTTGGAGAACCTTGCAAAGGTTTTCTTCCGAAACTTCTAGATTCATAAAGTAGATGGAACCTGTTCAATACGTCGCTTTTACTATAAACTTGTGTGTTCAAATCTTTAAAAAGTGGAGAGAGCAAGGAGGTAGACTCACACGAAAACAAAAGAATGGGATTCTCTTGATGATTGAGATTCTCACTGGTCAATTATTTCGTTGCATTTCTGACCTGCGCAGCGAGCTTGGCGAATTCGGCGGAGAGTTCGAGGTGCCACGGATACAATACGGTCACCTGGAATATGAATGCACAGATGCTCACGACCAGGGCGACGCGTGGAATCCACTTGGCGAGCCAAGCATCCCTGGGTGATACCGTTTTGCTCATGAGACTTTCTTCATCGGTGCGAGTATTCGAGTACATTATTATCACACAAGGAATTTTATTCTCCCGTGTTCCTTGACTTTTTGCTTTCTCTTGATTGCGTTGAGAATCTGCGACTTTGATAATTCTTTCAGGGTTCTGGGGGTTCCTTTCGTGACGCGAATGCTCGGGCGACACACTGGGTACACGCCCCTCGTGGATGCGCGAGAACGGCCGCACTCTCGAGCAACAGCCCCACGGGATTGTGTAACATTTACCCACTTTTCGTCAAACCACCTCTTGAGGAGTCCCTTTGATCGCTGTCCCGTGTACGTTCCACCGCGTTTCTTGTATTCTCGTACAATCCACCCGGATTTATAGGCGCTCGTAGGGGCCAGGAACTTTCGATTGGCCTCTTTTTTTACTTTTTGGTACAAATGTACGTTGATTGGTTCTGGCATCTTCTTACAATTTTAGATACTTTTTTCTGTATGTAAAATTGTATTTTTGTTTGTATTTTGTGGTACTAAAAAACGGACACTCTAGTTGCTGAAGGCGAGACCACCCATACCTGACTGAATGCGGAGCACGTTGTAGTTGACGGCGAACATCCACTGGGCTGTGGAGTTTCCGGTGAGGGGCTTGAGGCGGACCTGGACCTGGGCGTTGTCAATGCGCGAGAAGTTGCAGGTACCGGTGGGCTGGTGCTCCTCGGGCTTGAGGGCGAACGAATAGCAGTACACACCTGGGTAGGGGCAGCCGCTGTGGTGCCAGCTGGGCTGCATCTGGTTGAAATACTTGCCGGACTGCTCCTTGAAACGATCCTGACCGTTGAGAATGAGCTTGAACTGGTCGAGAGGTCCTGCTGAAGTGGCGAGGCCGTTAGCACCAATAAATACGTTAGATGCGACACCCGGAACACCCTCCTCGACCCACTGGCACGTAGAAGCGGTTGATCCAGACGCGGTATTACCGTAAATGCAACCATTGTATCCACCAACATACTGGATGGGGTTGTTATCACTGAGACTGGAAAACGTAATCATATTGGAGAGGTTGGAACCAATGTTCAGAGGGTTAGATTCGATAACAACTGAACCATTAATAGCTGCGTTTGCTGTAAAGTTCCAGACCTGGTTGTTCTGGTTCACACCGTTGTTGTAGCACCAGATGAGCTCCTTGACCGGGTGGTTGTAAGAGAGACGAACCTGGGTCGTCGAACCACCAGTGGCGGAACCGGCAGTGACGGCATCAGCGCCAGTGTGCTGAACCTGCTCAATCAGGTACTCGTGACCCTTTTGGGCGAATCGGCGGCGTTCCTCGGTATCGAGGTACACGTAGTTACCCCACACGCGGATGTAGTTGGTGAGGTAGTTGGAGAAATCGGAAGACAGATCGAAATCGAGACGAACCTCGTGGTACTGGAGAGCAATGAGAGGAAGGTAAAGACCCGGGTTGCGGTTGAAGAAGAACAAGAGAGGCAAGAACACCTGGTTGTTGTACGAGGCGCCCGTACCGGGGTTGGGGATGGAGTTGGTCGTGAGCTTGTTGTACTTGGCCTTGTCAGCGGTGGGAAGAAACAGCTCGGCGTACAGCCTCCAGAAGAGCTGGTAGTGCTTGTCAATGCGCTGACCACCGATGGAAAGCTCAATGTCCTGAATGGCGCGCTCGGCAGCCCAGATACCGGTGTTCTTGGCGGTACCGGCGTTCGTGGAAAGACTGGTCTGGGTCTGGAGATCCATGTACATCTGACCAATCAAGTCACCGTTACGAGCAATGGTGACGGAGATACGACCACCGTTGGTTGCGGTACCATTCACAGTCTGCTCAATATTTTCCATGGCAAAGTTTGTGTAACGCTTGTAGACAGCCTGAAAAAAGGTAACCTTGGGGTTACCCGTGAGGTAGACATCCTGTGCGCCATAGGCAACCAATTGCATAAGTCCTCCAGCCATTTCTTGTTATACATTACCCCAAGATTTTTTTCTGGCGCGACAAAACACACACTAAAAAATTATTGTGTACTATAAATGTCGAATGATCCCAAGACCAACCCTGAGGATATCGAGGATGATGATGAGCTTGATGGTGAAGAGGAAGAGGACTTTATGGATATGGATATGGCGGGCCTTCTGCAATCCCTTTTACTGGACGAGGAAGGAGAAACCAACGTGACAATGGCTCTGATCAACCTGAACAAGACTTTCGATCGTCACATGACGATGCAAAATAAAATTCTTGTAAAAATTCTTTCAAAGTTGGGGGCCGCCAAAGAAGGTTAAAAAAATAAGAGTACAATAGTACAAGAGAAACTAGAATGGAGGCTGTTCATTATATTGAAAAGGATACAAATCCTATGGAGGTTCAAATGGAAATCATAAAAAATCAGCTCCAAGATGCAAACTCGGATGATATTCTGACTCTTATCGAGCATCTTGAATCTGAATGGGGTCTCCAAAGAAAAGGCGATACAAACCTCGGAATAACTATAGGATTTGAAAAATTTTGCAGACCTGATGAATGTAATGAACACGGTGTCCCAAAAATTATAGAGATTAAACGAATATCAAATCAGTACCAGAGACAGGTGGAGTTTTTGGGGCAGGTGTACCATCGTTCATTCGCCCTGAACATTTCAGATGAACCTTCTCTCGATGTCAATAAGAATGAGTTTACAGTGTCTTCGCGCATCAATAGATTGATTCGAATTGCTGCAGCTTCTGTCCGAATCGTCACTTCGTATACACGAATTCAAGAGTACGTCAACAATCCGACAAGTCTTCCAGAAAATGCAGACTGCGATCCAGCACTCTTTGACGCGAGTACAATGACTGTCGAGGACTTGAGCCCCTATCAGCAACTCATTCTGGTTGTTCTCAATGAAACATACAATAACAACATTCGCAGGTACAAGGGACAGTGCTGCAAGGAGATTGAAATCTCCGCGGGACTCAGAAAGTACCGCACAAAGGCGTGGAAACCCGTTATGCCAATTGGTGACTACGTGTACAGTATAGCCCAAAAGGAGAGTCGCTTCGAGGTTTGGAAAAATTTGACAGCCAAGGGGAACACGGCTCGAGACGCCATCAAACACCTCTCGGAATGTAGGGACATGCAGTTTCCGGAGATTAAAAAGAATCGCCACGTGTGGTCATTTAACAATGGATTGTTCATTGGAAAGGAGTGGTGCACAAAAACGGGCAAGTACATTTGCAAGTTTTACTCGTACGAGTCAACAGAATTTGCGTGTCTTGATCCAACCATTGTGAGCGCCAAGTACTTTGACAAACACTTTCCAAACTTTGATCACATTGAAAACTGGTACGATATTCCGACACCCATCTTTCAGTCCATCCTCGATTACCAAGAGTTTGAGGAGGATGTTGCAAAGTGGATGTACGTGATTGGTGGAAAACTCTGTTATGATGTCTCGGATATTGATTCGTGGCAGGTCATTCCATTTCTCAAAGGTATTGCTAGGTCTGGTAAATCGACAATAATCACAAAGGTTTTCAAAAAGTTTTATGATTCCGATGATGTGAGGACTCTTTCGAACAACATTGAGAGAAAGTTTGGGTTGTCGAGTATCTACGATGGATTCATGTTTATTGCTCCAGAGGTCAAGGGTGATTTGTGTCTTGAACAGGCTGAGTTTCAGTCTCTTGTTTCGGGTGAGGATGTCTCGATTGCTCAAAAGTACGAAAAGGCCAAGTCTGTCGAATGGAAAACTCCCGGTATACTCGGAGGCAATGAGGTTCCAAACTGGAAGGACAATTCTGGGAGTGTTCTAAGACGTCTCCTTCCGTGGGATTTTGCCAAACAAGTCAAGGATGCAGATCCAACACTCGATGAAAAACTCGACAGTGAACTCCCCGCCATTTTGTTAAAGTGCGTAAAGGGGTACCTCGACTTTGCACAACGTTACTCGAACAAGGATATTTGGAATGTTGTCCCAAAGTACTTCAAGGGTGTACAAGAACAGGTTGCAATGGTGACGAATACCTTGCAGAACTTTTTGGCATCTCAAGATGTCAAGTACGGAAAAGACTTGTTCGTACCGAAATCCATCTTCATCACGAGGTACAACGATTACTGCAATGCAAACAATTTGCGAAAATCTCAAGGCTTCAATCGGGACTTTTACAATGGCCCCTTCAGTTCGAGGGACCTCAAGGTTCGAATCGAACCAAGGACGTACAAGGGGCGCAATTATACAACGCACGAAATGATATTCGGTATCGACATCGTAGGTGATGAGGTGCTCGAGATTTCAAATGATGTGTAGACAAAAAATAAATGTGCGTTAAATGCAAGAAGTATGGTTGTCAACTTCAATAAACTTTTAGAGAACAACAAGTCCTCGGTGTCGAGCGAAAATAGTTTTTTAAAAAATCTAGAACAAAATCACAATGTAGAATTTAATAAGCGAAACTTTTCGTACCCACTCGAGTACGATGCAAAATTCACAGACAAGTCGATAAAGGCGACAGAACCATACCTTTCATCATTTGTCGTTTCGGTTGACGGAAAAACTGAGGTTAACCTTCAGCAAATAGCCGACTCGATACTTGTGTCAAAGCTCCCCTTTAAAGAGCAAACATTTGACAACAACCAAATGAAGCTTCGTGTCACCAAGGTTATAGCGAGATCCGGAAACTTCAAGCCCGAATTTACAATTACGAGTGAGTACGGGCGAACCGGATCAAATAGCTCTCGAATTGCGTGCCTCGATTTCTTTGTCGACGTGACGATGGGTCAAGAAATAGCAAAGGCTCGTCTCCAAATTTTTGCAAAAAATGGAAAAATTACAATGCAAGGCGGGTACTTGAATCAACAGCTAGAAAATATCGACAATGATGTCTACTTTACTGCGCAGCCAGAACTCATTCGCAACTTTATTGTCGACAATTACACCGACAAGCGCGAATCGTTTCGAGCGGATTTCAAATATGATAATGTTGTTGGGCAGTTCAAGGTTAACAGGGGTTTCAGCCTCCCCTTGTTGTACAAAAAGTTTTCTGAAAATCCAATGTACACAGCCTACTATGAAACTCAGTTGAGCCCCTTGCTGACTTTTCAAGTAAAGGGTGACACCACCAAGTTTTCTTTATCCACGAGGGGCATTGTGCAATTGAAAAATCTCAAAGATGAGAGCCAACTCGACAAGAGTTACAAGAATGCCATCGAGATTATTCAGAACATGATTGATTATGACAAGGCTTTTCCTCCCCCGCACATGCTCAAGATTGACAGGAACTTGGCTTTTTTCAGGGTTAAAAAACAGCGAGTCACCAAGAGCAATCTTCCAGCACCCAATGTCGGTCGACGATCGACGACGTGTCCATTTGATAGATGCCCCGTTCCTTATAGCTTTCAGGGAAAGTGTGCGAAACAAGGGTACTATGTAAAGCCAAACCCCCAGGGTCAGCCGTGTTGCTTCAGGATTCCAAAACGAACCACATTTTCCAAGAACAAGGTTCGGGCCGCCTACGAAAAGGCTGGAGTCAGGGTTCCAAACAATGTTCGAAAGATTTTCAACTTTGGAAACAACACAAACAATAAACTCAACAATACGTCCCACAATTATGCAAACATCAAGATAACCATGAACGCCGTAAAGGGTGTCAAGATTGGGACCAGACAGGCCAAGAGGTACTCGAGGGTCGCCCTCGTGAACATTGCGACTCGCTTGGGAATACCAATGTCCACAAAGTTTCAGTCGAAAGAGGCTCTCATAAACTTGATTTCCAAAAAGGCCCAAAATGTCACAAACAACTTTACGACTTTCAAGGTTGCGAACAAGTCCTACAAACTCTCTGGAAACTCTGTGAGCACATTGAGGGTCGGGGATCGTCTCGTGGGATCGTACACAAAACCAATGTTGATAAAGTTTGCCCAGAGTCTCAGGATTGCAGTTGGCAACGCTTTTACATCCGCTCAAATCGTCAAGGCTATTTACGATGAGTACAGAAGGAGGAGGCCGGTGTCCCGGTCCGGGTCCCGGTCGCGTTCCGGGTCGACCTCTTCGGTCCTCAGCAACCGAGAAGCGTTCCAGATGGTCTTGAACCAACTCAAATTGGACCAAAAGACTCTCGAGCAGAATATTAAAAATGGGTACGGTGAAAAGTGGCTCAAAAAGTGGGGAAAGTTTTTGAAACCTCTGAAAAACCAGGCTGAGGACTTGTACTCAAAACTCGTCACAAACTTGGAAAATGAACCGACACCGAACGGCATTCGTCAAAAGAAGAATCAATTGATAAAGAACATGAAGAATCAATACGAACGAGAGCTTCGGGCTCAAGCATTCTCGAACATTAAGAATGTCAATGTTCGAAATGCTGTTATGAAATTTGCTTCTACACGAAAATCGAATGGAACTTTCCCGACGAGTTCTGAAATTGAAAAGTTCAAAAAGTCTCCCCCACGAAAGACTGTTTTAAATAAAAGACGATTTAATGTCGAGGAGCTTTGAGCGTTTTTTAAGAATTTTCTCGTGGTACCCAAAGTCGTACCCTAAAAATCTATCCTTTATCTGTTGTGACTGCGCTCGAGCGAGTTCCGGAGTTGGTCTGGTCTGTCGCATGAGCATCAAGAGCCTGTCCTCCATTGAAGAAAATTCAGCCAGAGAATCTTCTGAAATGCCATCGGACTTCATCTTTTTGAGAACCTCTTTAGACTCTGGACTGTCCTCGAAGAATCGAGTCAAGTATCCATCCGTCTTTGCTTGTTTTGTATAGTACCAAATGAACCAGGTCAAGAGACCCATCATAATGATTGCATATATCATCCTCTATTAGACACCAACTTTAAAATGTCCCGAACTTTGTACACAATGTTGTACAACTCATCCTTGTTTGCGACTTTTTTGGGGTCGACGATTTCGAGTTCGAGTTCATAGGTTTCCGAGGTTTCCGAATCGGGATCATCGGGGTCTCCGGTCACGTGGGTCGCATCAATGACCAAATTTTTTCGAAGAAAGGAAACCCTATTCTTGATTCTCATGTCGTCGAAAACGGTGTCGTCGGGTTTTGCACAGGGGGTCTCTGAGCTAACGCAAAAGCGGATATCAAAAAGGCTATCGTCCAGAGTGATGTCGTGCTTCTTGAGTTTCTTCTTGCATTCCACACGACTCTGACCAGTCTCCTCGTTGTCACAGACTCGTAAGTCACCCTTGTAGTACACGGTTTCTTTCGTTTTCGAAACCTTTTCCCAGCCATCGTACTTTTCGAGTCCACAAAGTATCCTCTGAAAGACTTCCTTTCCTATATTCGTATCGAAAGAACTTTTAGTCTTTTTGCCTAATCGAATCTCAAACTCGGTGTTGGAACGGCCCTTGAACTGATTGAAAATTGGCTCAATCTGGTCAAATGCTGTATGCATCCTTAACCTTTTACTTCACAATGTCTTTTCTTTTTAAATGGGATGCACAGTTCTTCGCGACTTTACTTTCCAAAATGGTACAAAGGTCCGAGTCCGAGTCCGAGTAGGTCGTGGTGTAGGAGCCGATTTTAAAACTTTGCTCCTCGCCAAATTTCCAGATTTAACAAGTTCTAGTATAATTCGTTCTTTAGTGTTTCTATCAAGTCCTTTCAAGGATGAAAGGATTGCGAGTAATTTCATATTTGTCCCCAAGTTACCCCTTTGGGCGTTTACAACGAGTCTTTGATACATTGGCAAATTTGGGCCAAAGTGCGTCTTGGCTCTATTATTTGGAGCCATTGATTTATGTAAAAGTTTCATGACCTGTTCGGAAGTGATTTGTCGCGTTCTCATTTGGTATTAACACGGAAAATTACATTGGGTGACACTTTCGAGTTTTGCTTCGGACCCCAAAGCATCCCTTTGGGGACTTTGGAGAAAGCTTGACATTTCCGGGACTTCTTGGTTTATTGTAAAGTTGTTTGAGTTTACTATTGGCTTTTCTAAAAGCCATAGCCACGAGTTTAATGTTTGGTGTTTTTGGATGGCTTTTTTTCAGACTCTTAACATGGTTAGCAGCACTTATTAGTATGGCATTTATTTCTTTCCGAGATGGAGCTATTCTGGGCATTTTTATATGTACCAAGAATTTAATGAAGGGTCTCTTGAACCTCGGAAACACTTGCTACTTTAACAGCGCACTTCAGTGTCTCCTTCAGACACCCATTCTCACAAACACGATACTCAAGATTCCCTATAAAGGATCATCCGAGTTCATACGCGAGTACCAAAAACTCGTGAGGGACATGTGGACCGATGATGATCCTCGACCACTCAACGTCTCCAAACTCTTGGCATTTTTTCCGCAGTTTAAACTCGGGTGGCCCCACGATTCTCAAGAGGCTATTCTGAGCATCCTGGATAAACTCGGAAACCTCGTATCGTGTGCAAAGTTTCGGATGATTCAAGAGACTGTGTGTTCGAGTGAGAGAACCAAGATGCTTGTCGACAATGTAATGTTCATGGGGGCTCTCGATGGAATGGAAAAGTGGTCTGGCCTGGAAAACTTTGAGGACTCCAAGGGGAGAGTTCATTCCGTGGCGGCGACTCGAACTCTTTTCTGGACGCTCCCCAAAATCCTGATAATCTCCTTGCCCACAAAAAAGTCAGTCACACTCGGTGAATCGCTCGATGTGAAGCAGTGGCTTCATCCAGAATCAAAAGAATCTCTGACAAAGTACCTCTTGTATGCATCATGTGTGCACAGTGGGACGCAGAACGGTGGACACTATGTGGCGTTTACAAAACATCGGGGACAGTGGTACCTAAAAGACGACGACGCGGTTTCTAAAGTCACTTCGTATCCTGAAACGTGTGGTCACTATGTAATGTTTTTTAAACGAGAAATATCCTAACTACATCGTCAATTTTATATGCCACATAATTGTTTTTCGATACAAACTCCTTGACGGCCCTATTTGCATCTTCTCCTAGTGGTTCAGCAAGAATGACATGAGTCGTTACAATCTTGGCAGCCTCGAGACACTGTTTACACACGTCATGTGAAACAACCGAATTGATGCATGTAATTGTGTACTTGCTGTCCCTTTGAGTATTTTTTATGTTTGACCACGTGGCACCTGGATACTTGTTCAAACAATAGTTAAGATCGTACTCCATTTTTAAAAAGTCGCTCGAATTCTATAAGTTGAATGTCTTCTGAAATGTTTTTAAGAGTTCGGTAAAATGTTCGGCGATTGTTTGGATGTGTCTTGTCTTTTCGAATTAAAAGAGGTCTCCACCATCGCGGAAACTCCCAATGAACATAGTGACATTCGACAATTGAATCCTCTTTGAGATCTCTCAAAAGTTCGGGGTCCATCTGATTTTCAAAAACCTCCGACTCGAATATGAGTTGGCCCTTTTCAGCCACGTACATGTTCCACTTTTGGTATCCCTTTTTGAACTGAAAGTCAATTGTGTTTGCATCTCTGGGTTTCCACTTGAACATTGTCTCGTGAGTACCACAACGAACAGCTTCATTCACTGGTGTCAAGACTATACCATCCGTTTTGTAAGGAAATTCTTGTTGTGCAAACTCTCCAAAACTTGTTCGAAGATTCCAAAAAGTTTTCATCTTGACGAAAATTGGATCCTTTGCGAGTCGTGTGATACCCTTGGCGAACCTCTCGGCATTTTCTAGTCTTCGAATCAGATCCAAATGAGACACATGAATTCCATCAATCATCAAACAGTCGTAAATCATATAGTTCCACTTTCCCTCTAGATCCTTCACGAGTTCTCCGTCAAAAAGAGACCCCTGAAACATCGAAGTCGGAACTCTCAGAGACATCAAGTACATTGATTGCGATCTGTCAATGAGCGCACAAATCTTCTTGTCCCCAACCATCATACAGACACAGACGTGTCGTAGTCCATCAGTTTTCTCACATACCACATATTCGGCTCTTTTAAGAATTGGGAAATGCAGTCTCTCAATTGAAATTGGCTGCGGTCCGGGAAAGAAATTCTTATTTGTCGTGCCCCATGTCGTATGTAAAAAGTCTAATATATGACGATACATTCCAGAACCCTGATTAATCTTCCACACATTGGTATCAATGTAGGAAACCTTTTCAAGGTCACTCATTTATTGTGTTTTAACGCCTGCACTCTCTAATATATTGGATATACATTCGTGAGAATATGTGACAACCAACCTAGATGCAGTCCAAGCACATATTTTGACACCAGTCGTGATGAGTTTGTCGAAAAAGTCGCAGTTTCTCGAAGGGAGTTTGACCGGATCACCACCCTTGCGTCCCTTTAAAATCTTGCCAACGTGCTTTGTCTCCATGACCCAACACTTTGGATCAGTCTTTTTGACCCAGTACAGAGACTCTCCAATCTTTTGACCAACATCGGTGTCAAACTCAAGTCCACACTGTTCGATTGGCTCACTTGTACCCGAACAAACCTTTGTGCGAAACATGTCCCAATTGATACCATCCTTTACACACGGGAAAACAAGACAATGTGAATTATCAAACTTTGTGAAAACTTTGTCGAGAGTGGGATTGTCTACAAAAATGCTATAATCTATAAAGAGGATTCGATCTGCAGACTTTATGTGTTTTTGAATAACATCGACGCGTTCGAATGGGTCATCATTTACAAAATTGATATTGTGCATGTATCCGTGTTGATAGCACAATAAATTAAGCCGGAGCAGTGAGTGTAGCGTCTTCACGTGGCACGCCTTGTTCCTGGTCACTACTATGCTTGTTAGGTTCTGCATTATTGGTTACTTTGCTCACTTTCGCCTTAAGCCTGTCATCGAGACATCCGCTAAATGGTAAATTACCAACGTGTCCAAGGGTTGTCTGAACATCTGCGAAAATGTGTCCTCCCATTTGTTGCCACCTTCTACAGAATGCGTAATCCTCGGACAAGTACCTTCGATTTAATGGGTCAATCATACAGTCAAAACACGCGTGGTACGTGTCAAAATCGCGATTCTGATGATCATTCACACAGTTGAGTTCTGGAAACTTTTCCTGCATGTGCAGGAATACATCGCGCTTGATAACCATAAATCCAGTCGGACCATCCAGAACCTCGACAAAGCCATTTACAATTTCCCTTCGAGCAGCTCCAAAGTTAATGACCAAGGATGACGCGAGCATAGCCGGGTTTCGAGTGTCTCCCTCCTTGATGCCATCCTTGGCTTGATCCCACATAACCAACTTTTTGGGATAACAGGCACACGAAACGTCGTGCCCTGAGCGAACCAGACGGACAACAGCCTCGGGATCAAAATGAATATCAGCATCCACAAACATAAAGTACTCGGCGTCAGTCTTTTGCATGAAACGACCCACTGAAACATTGCGTGCGCGATGAACCAGACTCTCATTCTCGGTGGTGTCGAGTAAAAGTTCAATCTGGTTTTGTGAAAGCAGAATCTGAAGCCTCAGAATAGATGTCATGAACATTTCGAGGCACAATCCTCCGTAACATGGTGTGCTCAGGAACAATTTAACCATTTCTATTTTATTCGGGCGTCTCCTCTAAGTAAGCTTTTGCAATGGCTTCAATCTTTGTGAGTGTCGGCATAGATATTCCACATTTTTCACAAACATCTTGCTTGGTTGTGAGTGTTCCAAGAGACAAGAGAACAACAACGGATGCTATACTCGAAGGCGTCTTGCTCATCAAACTCGTACAATTGTCCAGTCTTTTACACATCTTCATACATTTGATTCGAACTCGATTGTCACCATTGAGATTGAAAGAGTTGAGCAATCTGTGAACAACATCAATCGATCGCGTGACGGATGGTTTCGAATTTGTGGATTCACCTAGAATTGTTTCGCGAAAAAGTTGAGCAGTTCGTGAAATATCCTTTGTCGGAATATCAAAAGCATCGGCAATTTCCTTGGTTGTTCTTGGTAAATTTGCCAACTTGCACGCGTACATAACACAGTTAGCCTTGATGCCCGTTCGAATCGCACCTCGTGTCAACTTTTCAGTGTTAAACTTTTTGTAAAGAACCTTGGCGTCGCGAACAACAGTGTCACTCAAGTTGAGTGTGTCCTTGGCAGCTCTCTCAATTTGAGCGTACGCGTGAAAAAGAGCACGATCCTTGTGATTCATAGAAGAGTGAAAGTTTATTCGAGCCATTCGACGCAACGAGTACGCTTGAGAGTGATGTGTACTAATAACAGTCCCAACACCCCATTGTGTCGAAAAGAGTTCAGTGTCCGAAGCCAAGTTTCCGCATCTCGAAGGGTCTCTTGAAACACCATCCTCCGAAACACCGCTTGTCCACTCTGGGGACTCGTCAACATACATTGACTCTACTACACCACACCTTGTGCACACTGGCAACTTGTCGTGATTAACCACACGCGTTCCTCCGCAGATGCAAAAAAACTCGGTTGACAATTTTCGAGGGACACATTGTTTTTTATGTGTCTCGCGATATTGTTCAAACTCTTCCCAAATTGCGTCAAGTTCACACATTTTTAGCATGGCGTCTACGCGACAAAACCTTGCTCTATTTTAGACACAATTTTTGACACAAAAGTACTTGTGACTTCTGCAGCCACGTGGGTCAGCCCCAAAAATAAAAAGAGGTCCGGGTGCAAATGGTGCGAAAATCATAAAGTAGAGACCCTCGAGTATGCGCCAACTCCAAGTGACTCAAGAATCATTTATTTTATCCAATATTAAATCTACGTGTGCAAGCGTCGATTCATCATCTATATAGGTTACTTTGAGACTCTTGAGACCATCGACGCATTCTTTGAGATCTTTCGTTAGCCCCAAGGTGATTGCTTCGTTGACAACTGCATCGACGCACAAGAGAGTCGATCGACGATTGTCCCCGTTGAACCAGCGAAAAAATCCATTTGCTCTCTTGTCAATTGTTATTATGCCATTCCGAGTTGTCAGTTTCTGACCCTCTCGAAGGTTCGAGAGAACCCTCAATGTTGTGACAACGTGACTGTACCTCATCTTTACTCTTCTTGTGTTTTTCATTCTAAGTGAGTGAACACATAAAAAATTTCCCCTCTTCAAATAAAAACAATGATCGCCTTCAAAGTTCCCGCTAATTTGTACAATCCATGCAAAAAGTGTAGGTACTTTGACCAGGGGACATGCAAACTTTTCAAGTACGCGGTTTCGAATGTGGACGATAAAAAAACATTTGATTCGTACGCTGATGCCGAGATGTGTCGACGCGATGAGGAACTTTGTGGAAATGATGGAAAATATTTTAAGTTGAAAAAGTAAAATGTTTTGGATAAATCACACAAAAATGCAGATTCGAAAAGAGTTTCAGAGTGGGTGGTCGCGCGAAAAGGATCATATTTCGACGGTTCCGGACTCCTCGAACATGGACTTTATCACGTGTTACATGTACGATATTGATCCGAGTGAACTTTTTGGAAGCCCCATAAAAAATAAATGCCCAAAGTAGGAAAGATGTACGTTGTCCTCTCTAAGAATGGTTGTACTGGGTGCGATGAAGCTTTTGATTTGCTTGAGAGTCGAGGGTTCAAGGTTGAGAAGAGGTTTGTCACAAAGGATGAACTCTTTGGCGAAAGTGTGTACCCACAAATTCTTCGAAACGGTCAACATATCGGTGGCTTGTATGATCTCAAGAATATACTTGAGGACCCCATTCTCAGTGCCAATCCAAATCGTTTTACTGTCTTCCCCATTATGTACCCTAGTCTTTGGGGACTTTACAAGAATGCCCAAATGTCAAATTGGACTGCAGAAGAGATTGACTTTAGTAAGGACATGGACGACTGGGTGTCTCTGTCGGAAAATGAAAAACATTTTGTAAAGACAATTCTTGCATTCTTCGCCTCCTCGGACGGTATTGTCTTTGAAAACCTGAACATGAACTTTGGGACGGAGGTTCAGATTTCGGAGGCTCGTTCTTTTTACGCATATCAGCAACACAATGAAATGGTTCACGGTGAAACCTATAGTCTTCTTTTGGAAAAGTACATTCGTGATATTCAAGAAAAGAATGAAATGTTTCGGGCACTCGAGACTGTTCCTTGCATTCGTAAAAAGGCTCGATGGGCAATGTCCTGGTTCGATCCCGATAGACTCTTTGTGGAGCGCCTGATCGCCTTTGCATGCGTCGAGGGCATCTTTTTCTCTGGATCATTCTGTGCGATATTTTGGCTAAAGAAGAGGAGTCTCCTTCCCGGTCTCTCGTTTAGCAATGAGTTGATAAGTCGGGATGAGGGTCTTCATCTCGAATTCGCTGTTGAACTCATTAGTTTGCTCAAGTACAAGCCGAAGAGTGACACTGTGCTCACGATTATTCGGGACGCTGTGGATATCGAAAAGGAGTTTATTCTCGAGGCACTCCCCTGTAAACTCATCGGAATGGATGCGGAGAAGATGTCCCAATATATCGAGTTTGTCGCCGATCGTTTACTAAAACAACTGGGTCTTCCCGTCTTTTGGAACTCCAAGAACCCTTTTGACTTTATGGAAAATCTAGCTCTTGATGGCAAGACCAATTTTTTCGAAAAGCGTGTCGGAGACTACTCCAAGTTCAGCGAGTCGAGTGGACCAATCGGCTTCGACGAAGACTTTTAGGGAATCCTGTGGTTTCTGATTCTTCACCAAGACGTCATATATGATGACCATTGCTATCAAGAGCGTTGCAATTGCAAAAACTGTACCAAAAATGCTCATTCTACATTCTTCACACATTTAATTAAGACTCGCATACTGGACTGTACCTCTTGGTTGTTGTTCGAAATCGACGAATCCAATTGGTGAAAGTGTGAAATCAGCCGGAATTATTGGGCTTGGGAGAAAGTCCTGGGTTGGTGGGGGTGCTGGTGGGGCCGGACCATCACCCAACATGTAGTTTTCTGCGTTCGGTTGGAGCATTGACGGGTCTGCGTAGGGATTCTCCATTGCCGGCAAATCCGGGAGTGTCATTGTGTTCTGAACGGAACTCCCAGATTGAGCGGGTGGAAATGGGGTCAGAGCACCAGCCATAAATTCGCTCTTTAAGTTTAGAGTGGTCCACACGATGAACAAGAACAAAATCCCGTGGAACATGAGTGAAGATGTGCCGGTCAATCCAAAGAGTTTTTCGGTGAATTTAAAAGCCATCGGGGATGAGAAAAGCACAAAAATAAGGGCAAACATCAGGGACAAGAGGAACTTTTTCTCCTGTCGAACACCATCACACCCACATCCACAGTCGAGAAAGAAGTTCTTCATTTTACTAGTATGTCAGAAAAAAGTTCACTTAAAGTTGAGAGACCATAACTAAGAAAAGAAGTACAAATGGCTCTTCAAATTCAATCTGCATCTACTTTCAATGCTTCCAACGTTGTTTTCTCCACTCTTCGCAAGAATAAATCAGGTGGCAAAGCTGTATACCTGAACGGAGCTAGTGGATCAAAGCTGTACCTCGAGTTTCCATTTATGCGTGCACCCTTTGGCCTTTCAACCTTTACTGACGAAGCCACCAAGAAGACTTCGTACTCACTTGACTTGTCGTTTGACAAGAATGATGAATCCCTTTTGAAACTTCAAGAGACTCTCAAAAAACTGGATGACACTGTAATCAATATCGTTGCCCAGAATTCACAAGAGTGGCTGGGTAAAAAGTACAACACCAGTGTCATCGAGCAAGCCCTGTACAAACCACTGGTTCGTCCGGGCAAAGGAGACTACGCGTCAACTATGAAGCTCAAGATTATGTGTGATAACAAGACTGGTGCGTTTATTCCAGAAGCGTACAACTTTCAGAGAAACCTCGTCTCTCTCGACAGTATCGAAAAGGGTCAAAAGGTGAAGTGCATCGTCGATCTCAATCAAATCTGGTTCATTGACAACAAGTTTGGAATCAGTGCCCGACTTCAACAAGTTCTCTTGGAGCCGTCGAAGAAACTACCCGCGTTTGCCTTCAAGGATGTCGGGGCTGTCGAGGAGGAACCAGTAGAGGAGTACGAGGAAGAGGACGAGCCGGGTGGTGACGAGTAAACCCAAAAAATAGTAGTAGCTAGTAATAAGAAAATGAATGTAACTAAAAATCTACATAATTTGTTAAAAAATGGCGAATGCCATCCAGAACGCGTCATGTCGTCCATTGTCAACAAAAACGGGTTTGGTGGATTCCGCGTTATGAACATAGTCAAGACGAATGGAAACTCTCTAAATGTTGTTCCGCGTAAAAACACAGTGGTTTCAAAGAAACGAGGTCTCGGTTTATTGGGTAAAGGCGAGTACGGTAAAGCCTATATAGGTTGCATAAACTCAAATTGTAAAAAACAAGTTGCGATAAAGATTCAAAAAGATGGTGGTCTCGATCACGAGTTTAAAATTCTCAAAAAGGTTTGGGACATTACACCTCATGTGGCGAGGCCATATCTCTACAAAAAGTGTGGTAAAAGCGAGATTATGTACTCTGAGTACGCAAATGGCGGCGACTTTGACAATTTGTTTGACAAGTACCAAGACATTTTGACCCATAAAGTTCTTCAGACTCTTACGTTTCAGATTATTTACACAATGTACGCAATTCAGAAACAATACCCAACGTTCCGACACCTTGACTTGCACACGGGAAATGTGTTTCTCGACACAAACTTTCCGAAAACTGGTGGAACAAAGTACGACACTGAAAAGGATGTGGCCCACAACTTTCGAGTACCAAATATAGGGATCCGTGTACTCATTGGGGATTTCGGGTTGGCATCTATGAAGGGTCTGGAGAGTAAAAATGTCGTGAATCTGCGTCACAAGAATAAATACGGGATTGGTCCAGATACCAATCCTTTTTTTGATCTTCATTACTTTTTGTCATTTTTACTTGAAAAGACTGAGAAACAGAAATTACCATCAACTCTTGGATTCAGAAAATTCTTAAAAGATGTCTTACCACCCGAGTACAGAGGTGTCAGTTCCACCAAGGTTTCAGAGGGTCGGCTCAAGTATAACGTCAATCACCCAAAACTTCCATCAATTGCAAAGGTGTTGAACAATGAGTACTTTCGGCCATTTCGTATTTTCACCAGGAATATGCCTGGACACAACATCACCAACAGGTACCCCAAGAAGCACAATGTCAACCTCTTTAACGCATTTCAGAAAAAGTTAAAGACTCTTAAGATTGGCAAGAGGAGTCCCGTGAGTCCCGTGGCTTACAAGAACAAGAACAAGAAACCCGCGATCAAGAAGAGGGTCGTCGTCCCCAGAAAACTCGTGAATGAGAACGTGAACGTGAACAAGAAAAAGTTTCTCGAGTCTCTGAAAAGGGCGGTGGCGAATGCAAACCTCAAGAAGGTCCCGTCCGTGGTACCAAAGAAGGTCCCGGCCCCCAAGAAAAAGGTGGTTGCCCCCACAACCCGCTTCGAACTCAAGGCTCTCAAGCCACCTCCACCAGTTCCTATGATTTCAAAAGATAGAATCGCCGAACTCAAGGCTTTTGTCAAGAACAATGGGGTTGAAATTGTCAAGAGTTCCGCGCCCGCGCCAACCGTGGTGGTCACTGTGTCAGCCGCCGAAAAGAGGAGGCAACTCGAAAAGGAGACGTACAGAATTTACGAAGAATTGAAAAAGAAGAACAAGAATGCTTACAATCTGAAAAAGGCGAAGGATCCCAATATGGATCCTTGGGACCCCAATCTTGATCAATTTTTGGACAATGCGAGAACTCAAGCTGTGCGCGAGGCAAGGGTCAAGAAATAAAATACCACCACCATGTAAATGGAATTAAACACAAACACTATTATTATGATTGTTGCCGCTGCTATGATTCTCTTGATTCTCTACATGAAGTTTGGAAAGAGCACCTTTGTAGGAACGGATTGGACGTCAGGAAGCGGACCCTCGACGGATCTTCCGGGTACATCGGGTAAGTGGACTGTTTATGGGTCCGACAGTTGCGGTTGGACTCTTAAACAGTTGGCAGTCCTTGACACCAAGGGAATTCCTTATAACTATATAAATTGCGGTGATCCATCAAATGCCGGAAAGTGCAAGGGAAAAACTGCATTCCCGACATTGGTCGATCCAAAGGGAGTGACTTCAGTCGGTTTCAATGGGTTTGCTTAATTTAGTACCCACGAATGACGCTGATGGTAATAGACATCAGAAGTGCGTCAAGAAGAGACGTGAGAGGCTTGACCCCCGAAACGTGCGGAACAAGGACCCTGTTCCAGAGGAACATGAGGATAAATGCGCTAATCACGATGATGAGCACGAGAACAGTGAGTTCGTACAGAAATTCGGAGATTGTCTTGGCATCAACGAGGCTCCTGAACATTTTTAATACATGCAAATATTAAAAATGATTCCCCCTCCTTCGCCCGACGCCCCGCCCTACAAATGGGAGCCCTGGGGAACCGTGGGACGACGGTCAAACAACTGCTACGCCTATGCGATGAACTGTTTTCAGTTTTATAGACCCCAAAAGAGCACCCCTGGTGATGAAACAAAATTGACCAACTTTAAGTTGCCCCCGTACACAACCAAGGCTGGCCTCACAAAGAGAATCCTTCTCGATAATCCCGGAAAGGTTTTCAAATGTTCTGCGACGTCAAAGTGTCCCAAGGGGTTTTACAAGATGATGATGTTCATAGCCAGACATGGACAAGAGTTTGATGATTTTCACTTTTATAGGCAACACAGTGAGGTTCACTACAAGGTGAAACGTGGTGACACTGCTGCGAGTATCGCCAAGTTTTTTCAGATTCCTGTTCAACACGTAAAGGAGAACGGCCCCCTGAGAGTCGGAAAGTGCATCGAGATAAAGGCGAACGTTTGGAGCCACAAACAAGGATGGGGAACTGGCCCCCTGTTGGTGGATGCAAGCGGAAAGCTGATAAAGGATCCTCGAAAGGCTGACAGAAACTATGGTGAACTCAATTACAAACAGTACGGAGGTTCATTCTGCGTCAAAAATTGCGGAATTCAAATCGGTAAGACGTATTCCTAAATCTCTAAAAAATGACTCGAGATCAACTTCGTTTTCAAGTGAAACATGAATATTTGTCTCTGAGAAATCCTGAACATGACCCATTTGTTCTATGAACCTCCTGATTTCTTCCGAGTTTTCTGGTGAAAATGTATTCGACACAAGTTTCTCCACGTTTTGAATATTGATACTCACCTTGTACTTGTCCACAAAGGAGCGACACTCTGGACACGTCGCCGAACCCTTTGTGTTCCACTCGTTGATGCACTTTTTGTGAAATCTGTGGTTACATCGGAGCACTTTTGAACTTCTCGTCTTGGCAACTGGATTCAAACATATGGAGCACGTACCTATGTTTGAACCGTGAAGATGACAGTTTACTTTTTTACATCGTGTGCCAAATGAGGTTAGTTCATTACAAAGTGACATCTTAGTCTAAGAAAACATGTTATTTTAGTAAGTATTCGGCACAGCTAACAATGCGGTGTCACATCGACTACATTGAGCGCCCTGGAAATCCTTGTTAAAGATGGCCGGTCCCATCTTCTGAAGCATCTTCCTGTAGCTGTAGTTGTCCTCATAATAAATCTTGTTCTTTTGCATTACGTAATCGTTGAAAAGTTTTGAAGATGTGTTAATGGTGTAACAGCGACCATCAGCCATACCAATACGTTCAGACATTTGAAGTACACTGAGAATTATTTCTAGGGTAAAATCCGTAAACCCACGAATCAGATTCATCGCCACCATAAAAATGGTGGTACCCAGAAATCTTTGGTTTTGTGTAAAAAAGGATGAGAATACCCAACAAAAGTATCAAAAAGACAATGTTGTACATTTATATACTATAACTTATTAATTCGCGTCCCACAGTCGTTATAAAGTGATTTGGCAAGCGTGGCTCAGATGTCAAGAATGTTATCCCACTTGTCGACGCAATCGTGGGTTGAAGTTGGAACCCAGCCTCGTCGCTCTTAATCATTTGCTCTTGATAAATCATATCCAGGTCAGACTGTTTCACAGTGATCAATGGGGTGGGTTTCTGTCGTTCACGGGGTGCGATATTTAATCCATCTGGACTACCAAAAAACTCTGGAGACGCAACAGTTGCCACAACACCTATTACAATGACAATCATAAAAAACAAGAGTGTCGTGTACCTCATTTACTCTTAGCATGTAAATAATTATTGTGGGTACACACATATAAGCGCATTGTTTTCTGGGCTCAAGACGGAGGTTCTCTTGGTCGCACTGGAACCTGGACAAACAAATGAGTGGTCACCGCAATTCATTTGTGCGACTCCATATTTAAATGAAAAGTTTGGATCTGGTACAACATCATTCACATTTCCACATGTTATCATGTAGTCTACAGTCTTGTGTGCAGAATCTGCATCTTCAGCAATGTTGAATCCAAGTCTATTTTTCACATCTGGAATAATGTAAGACTCGTTACTCATGTACACGAGGAATACCACTAGGACAAAGAAAACGCCAACCACGAGTGCTTTCATTCTTGTATTTTTAGGAGAATTTTATTGATGGGTTGTCCCTGGTAAACACCCAAGGCTTGAATCCCCGTTCACGCAACACTGGAATCCAATCTGGAAAGCGATAACCCATAAAGGTTTCAAAAACATCCGTCTCCTTTGTTTTTGAAACTTTAATCTTTGGATCAGAGTTGATGTTTTGATTCACAATGTTAAACGCATAGGCAATCTCCTTGAGAGTTTCCGCACCTGTTATGATAATCTTCCCCGTGCTGAAGATGCTCACCGTAACCTCCTTCATATCGGCGGCTGGTTTAAATTTGATTTTGACCGCAGAGTACCTGTCGGGTTCAAAAGACACACTAAATATTCCAGACCTTGAAAAGTGCGTGGCAACTTGCATCAAGTTGACATTCCAGTTGAGACTAAAGTTTGTGTTAATCATCACGACTCGATAACTATCAACCGGAATACCCTTGTCCTCGTCACCCAAAAGAGCCTTGAAAATCGCAGAGAGTTGCTTGACGATCCTCATACAGTCAAAAAGATCCGAACATCCCGCAACCTGAATGCTTCCATTTGGAAAAACCTTTATAGACTTGGTGCTGTACTGATCAGTGTACCCGAGCGTAATCTGGTTGTAAAAGGTTGTTGGCTTCAAACGCCACTCAAACCCCTCAAAGTCGCTTCCAACCATTTTGACTCGAATGGATCCACGATTTTCAAGGGCAGCCTTTATTTTGTGAATGTCGATGGTTCGTTCGCAGCTCGAAATCATCGTAATTGTGGTGATTTTGACCCACGATGGGCGGTGTTCCTCGGGAATGGCATTTCGAAACTCATTGAGCGTAAGCACATAACTAAAAGACTTTTGGGCAATCATCTCGCTTTTCTTTTTACTTTTGTGGCTCTTTGGAAACCCTGGTTATTTTTGGACATATATTTAGCTAGTTGGCAGGGGCTTAAATTTGTTTGCAATTCTATTAGGAAAATATTCACTCACTACATTTGAATACAAAGTACACACTTTGTTATTCTCCATACTGGTACTGGGAGTGGAGCTGTAACACAAGGTGGTGGTACCCATGCAATCTCTATCAGCTGTACATGTGGAACCAACAGCAATTGATCCTGCTGTGGCACCCGTGGCCAACTCCATCCCTGAAAACTTGATGATCAAGAAAACAACAAAGAACATCAAGAGAATTCCAACAATATTCGTATTAACCTTCATTTATATTACGCAACTAAAATGATGGGCGATGAAATGCTGGCCTCCCCCCCATGTTGGGGTGTTGTCTGTGGTCGTCTTTGTCTTCTTCTTCCATTTGGGGAGGTGCTCCTCCCCCCAGGCCTACTCTCCAATTCCAAGGATTATACACGGGAGGCACAAGCATCTCAACCCCCGAAAACTTGACGATTAAGAAAACAGCAAAGAACATCAAGAGAATTCCAAAAATATTCATGTCAACCTTTGCTGTAGAACCCTTCATTGTATTTATTAGATGCATTTAAAAAAATTAAACTTTTCATTGTGAGAAAGAGTACAATGTGGGTCAAGTCTGCACAGTATATCGAAAACACTGGAACTATCTCAGTCACATACACCAAGTATCTACCTGGAACTGGATGGAAGGATCACACCGAGTTTTTTGGTTCGAGCCCCTCTGGAGGATGGACGCACCTGGAGTTTGACCAATCGAGCACCACTACACTCTTTGAATTCCTGAATGCAATGGTTGTCAAGGATATCACAATCAAGAGGAGAATCGCCAAGTTGGCCCTGGATCACGCTCTTGAGTCTGAGAGGTACTCTGACATTATTGCACACATATCACTCTTGGATCCCACATTTGAACCCCCTGTGTTCAACCACCGTGCGAGGTGGCAGAGAGAATTGGAGAGGGATATTGCGACAAACACGAGTTGGGCGGTCATCTCATCCTGCTACAACGAAAAGAACCTCGAGAGGTACTCTAGGACCTTGATACTATTTTGAGAAGGAGCACAAGCAGCGCAATTCCGAGTAAAATCTTGATAATCAAATAAGTATCCACACCTTTGTGGGTCTTCCTCTTCATCCTGCATCGCATACAACCGCATGATGGACCGTGGTATCTCCTCCTCATCTTCTTTGGACCACCACACGGCCTGGCAACTTCGATCATACTACCGTCTTTATCTGTAATTTCATAGTTGAGTCCAAAAACATTGCCGTCTCGCGCGCAATATGAAATGTCCGGATCGACGCGCTGTGTCGGTTCGAGATTTCGCGACATTGGGCAATTCGGCTTGTTGGGCTTGCACCACGAAATCTGGCGGTCACCCGCGGTCACGGCAATGTCGCACGCCGGACTGGGATCCTGGGACTTCCACATCTCGTATGGAAGTCGCTCATATGTCGTGAACCTGTAGGGGGCTGAAAAAGAACCTGGGGGGTTAACCAACGTTGTGTTGATGGGGTCTAAACGATTATCGATGATCATTACTATTACGAAACATAATTCTTGTGGTCAATCTTGTGTTGGTGCTTTTCCCACATCTCGTCAAGATCGACATTGAGAATAGATGCGAGCTGAAACAAGTAACTAAACACATCACCCATCTCCATTTGAACATCGACTCCACGATCCTTTCGCAGGTTTGTCTTTTTAAAAGTTTTAGTGTGCTGGCGAATCGCCGAGGCGAGTTCTCCAATCTCCTCTGTCAAAAGTAACCATACGGTGTTTACATTCACCTTGTCCCAACCTTTCAATCTGCACATATCCTTGGTGGCATCTCTGTAATCATTTAGTTGATGAACCATCATCTTACTTCATTTGAGAGTGATTTCTTTAAAATCCCAACGAATTAATGGCACTGGAAACGCCAGAAGATGCCGAGTTGTAGGCGCCAGTCGCAAGACCCACGATGTTTTGACCCATACCGAGACCAGCGCTGCTCGTATTTTGGGGATTATTCATAAGGTTCAGGGTTGCGGATGCGTCCCTGAGGTACCCCATGTATTGGGACAGACCCGTCAGGACTTGGGCGGATGCCTGCTTGATTGCAATCTGATTCATAGCCTTGACTTGAGTGCACGTATCCCCATATGGATCACTTGCGTTCGAAATAAAAACAACCCTCATAATGGCGAAGAGGTCACCACTGTTTTGATAATCTATGGAAACTCCAGTCATTTTTTTAACATTTTCCCGGACTCCTCTATTCACCAAGTTGACATTGAATTCGGAAAAGAACAAATTGTTCAATGGCGTAGGGCACTGCTTGAGTGTTTCCATGTTATAGTTGTCTGGGAAAAAAAAGTCTGGTACTAGTAAAGTAAATGGTGAATCAATCAGACTTTCCAGAAGCCTACAACGGTCCTTACTGTAACTCGATCGCCCCGGTGTGCGAAGCGCCAAACTGTTTCATAGGGTCGTACCCCCCTGTCACGAAGGGTGGTCAAATGGGTCCCTTTCTCGTCAACTCGTACCTCTTGCAACCCTGGAGGTACGCGGGAACAGTCTCCGCGACACCCATCAGGGAACGAGACGTCTCCGCTTGCGTGTTCAACAAGTATAAAAACTAAAGTTCCTAGATAATAAAAATGAAAGTTCTTAAGCGTTCGGGACAATTGATGCCCATGAAGTTTGATCAGATTACCAAAAGAATATCAAACTTGATGGAGGGTCTATCGGACGATGTTGACGCCACAAAAATTGCACAACAAGTGTCATCATCCATATACGACGGAATTTCAACACAAGAGATTGACACATTGTCAGCTGAAATTTCAATTGGAATGATGACTGAACACCCAGAGTACGAGATTGTAGCGGCTCGAATTATTGCGAGCAACATTCAAAAAAAGGCGACCAAGACGTTTTATGCGTGCATCAAGGGTCTTCACGAACTGGAGATTCTCGATGAAGAGATTATCACCGTTGTGAATGCTCACAAACAACAACTCGTCACGAAACAAGAGAGGGACTTTGACTTTGGGTACTTTGGATTGAAGACACTCGAAAAGAGTTACTTGATGGTTGGTGAGACGCCCCAGTACATGTTTATGCGTGTCGCTCTTGGTATCCATCTCTGGGACATTCCCAGGGTGCTCGAGACATACGAGTACTTGTCGAGGGGCTTTTTCATACACGCGACACCCACTCTATTCAATGCAGGAACAAAAAGACCCCAAATGTCCAGTTGTTTTCTGATCGCAGCAAAGGATGACAGCATCGATGGAATCTACGACACCCTCAAAGAGTGTGCAAACATTAGCAAGTGGGCCGGGGGTATCGGACTGCACATCCACAACATTCGGGCAAGTGGGGCGCTCATCAAGGGTACAAATGGAGTCTCCGATGGGATCATTCCGATGCTTCGAGTGTTCAATGCGACTGCGAGGTATGTGAATCAGGCTGGTCGCAGAAAGGGATCCATAGCAGTGTATCTCGAACCGTGGCACGCGGACATTCTCGAGTTTCTAGAACTTCGGTTGAATCAGGGAGACGAAGAGGCTCGAACCAGGGACTTGTTCACGGCTCTCTGGATACCAGATCTGTTCATGGAACGTGTCAAACAAGGTGGAAATTGGTCGCTGTTCTGTCCCGCAACCGCACCTGGACTCTCCGATGTGTACGGTCAGGAGTTTCATGATCTCTACGTCACATACGAACAGGAGGGACGAGCCAAGAAGACAGTCAAGGCGCAGGAAGTATGGGCCGCCATTCTCAAGTCCCAAGCGGAAACTGGGACGCCATACATGTTGTACAAGGACTCGTGCAACTTGAAATCGAATCAAAAGAATCTGGGAACCATTAAGAGTTCAAATCTCTGCACCGAAATCTTGGAGTTTACAGATCCCGATGAAGTCGCCGTGTGCAATTTGGCATCCCTCGCACTTCCAAAGTTTGTTGAAGATGGCGTCTTCAATTATAAAAAACTTCATGAAGCCACGCAAGTTGTCACTCGAAACTTGAACAGGGTCATCGATCGAAACTTTTACCCCATCGAAGAGGCTCGGAGATCCAATATCAGGCACCGCCCAATCGGTGTAGGTGTTCAGGGTCTCGCGGATGCCTTTCTTTTGTGCGGACATGCATTCGACAGCCCTGAAGCAGCTCAGATGAACATTGCGATTTTTGAGACTGTGTACCACGCAGCCGTCACACAGAGTATTGAACTCGCGAAAATTGAGGGTCCCTACGAGACGTTTCGAGGATCGCCATTTCACAATGGTATGTTTCAGTTTGATATGTGGGACAATCCAAAGTTCAGCGGACTCTGGGACTGGGAGCCTCTTCGAGGAAAGCACACACGAAATAGTCTCCTCGTGGCGCCAATGCCAACCGCGAGCACCTCGCAAATTCTGGGGAACAATGAGTGCATAGAACCGTACACGACGAACATTTACTTGCGTCGGACACTCGCCGGTGAATTCGTGGTTGTAAACAGGCACTTGGTTGAAAAATTAACTAAACTTGGTATCTGGTCAAAAGATATCAAGGATAAAATTATTCGAGATGGTGGATCTGTTCAGGGTCTTTCCGAAATTCCTAAAAATATCAAGCAATTGTTCAAGACTGTGTGGGAAATAAAACAAAAGGTTCTCATTGATATGGCCAGGGATCGTGGATGTTTCATAGATCAGAGTCAGAGCTTGAACTTGTTCATGGAAAACCCAACTGCTTCCAAATTGTCGAGTATGCACATGTACACATGGGAGCAGGGTCTCAAGACTGGAATGTACTATCTTCGAAGCAAGGCCAAGGCGAGACCGATTCAGGTGACTCTGGAACCTGAATGCAAGATGTGTTCTGCCTAGTCGTCGTCGTCGTCGTCGTCGTCGTCGTCGTCGTCGTCGTCGTCGTCGTCGTCGTCGTCGTCGTCGTCGTCGTCGTC